CCTCATACGATGAGATATACCAGAATCCTTGCCGTTCTTCATCTACCGCATTTCCACGACGTGTAATCACCATACCGACAGCTGGAGGATAGTTCTTGCCCCCAGGAACTTCTTCATCCGGATAGAGCACTACATTAATCTTATTCTCAGCCTGCATGACACTAAGGACACGGAACCAGCTGTCATAATACTCTCCTGTTGAATTAAGGTTATTTATTGAGCCATAACTTACGTCCTGTTCCTTGAATGCCGTGATATCATTGTCCCATCTGCGACGGAGATACAAGTCATATGTGCCGTCTTCAAGAAGTTCAATCCGTTCGATCGTGCCGGCTTCGGAGTATGTCACATTACCTTCCTGAGCGAACCAACGGTTATATATCAGTTCTTTTACGATTAAAGATGAACGAACTTTTAAACTTTCAAATTGTCCTTCTCCATTATCAAATATCCCAGCTCCTTTACCAGCAATCAATGAATCAATAAACTCACCAAAAGAAGCTCCTCCTAAAAATCTTTGCCAAAATGGATTTTCATCCGTCTTATCCTTCCGATGAAACTTTTCTTCTGTACTTTCTTTAAGGAATTTTGTAGTAGGAATAATAGAATCACTTGCAGGTAAATCATTTTCACTATCATAGCTTGTCTGCACATCGTTTATCATGATTTTCCTGGCACCGATGTACAGTTTGTGTATTACGGCAGAGGTGATGTCCTTTAGCACCTCAATCATATCCGTTACCTTATTCAACCGGAACATCTTAGCCCATTCTCCAAGCTGTTCTTCATTCCGGTTCTTGTCTGTACTAAAGCTACCTGTTTTGAAAGAATCTTCCCATATACGCGGAATACTTTCTCCGTTGGAGTTTACAGATGAAGAAATAGTCCCAAGATATACGTTATAAACCTCACGGCTTTCTTCAGTATCGCTTGTAACAGTTTCGGTAAGTTCAAGTATATCGTAAGAATAGATGATAAGTGCAGTGTTTCCTTCTTTTTCGAGCTGGGCATAAACGTATGCGCGGTCTGTACGGTCGAAAAAATTGTTGTAAGCCTGAAGAGTCCACTTCCGGTAATTGAGTGACGCATCGTAATCTATCACGTCCTGACGATATGCCGTAATCACAGAACCCGCAAGAAGTGACACCTGCAGGTATTGTGGATTGTCAAGCGCATTTAACTCTATCGTTAGGGCATCGGGCGACATCCAATATTCGGAAGTGGATAGTGTGTTTGGTGTTGTGGCTGCCATGTATAAAATAGCTTTTATTTGACACAAACTTAATGATACACGGCAGCGAAGGAGTGACGAAAATCAAAGCAGGTTACGGAACCCTCCGGAGAAGTCGGGACGCATGGTGAAGGTTATTGATATGAGGGATTCTTCGGTACGGTCGTAAATCTCTACTTCTTCTTCCGGCTCGATGGTACAAGGGAACCATCTGCCTTCGATACGTACCCATGATGCAGGGCAACAAAGGAACTCGTTACACCACCAGTCGGCCCATTCACGGTTGACCGGTCCGGTAGACATTTCGTAAACCTGTCCTGAAGTGTATCGGCTCATGCTACGCGTGGCACTGGGTCTGAACTGACGGAAACTGTTCAACACATTACGCTCGTTCTTAAATTCATACTGAAGAGATTCAAGCGAAAGGCAGGAAGCGGTTTCTATGACTCCCAGACCGTTAATGAACTGGAATAGCCATCTGTCCGGATTTTCTTCAACGAATATCTTTCGGTTATGAATAGTTTTAAATCCTTTTTCCTGAAGATTGAATACCTCTACCAATGGGCCACTTTCCAACTGAGTGGCAAATGAAATCGGCTCAGAAGGAGGAGCAGAAGAGAGATATATGTCGCCCAAATTGCATACTTCGCCTGATTCCGGCTTTCTGGAAAACTTCGTTACGTTTTTTGAAGTGTTGGAAAGATAGCGTTCGACTTCGGTAAAAGCACCATCAAGCGCAAACAGATAGCCTCCGTAGTCGCGTACGTTCTGCTCGTCGTAAATGATTCCGTCGATCATCCACTCGTCGTATGCCTGAAGGGTGTATTTTATGTAGGGCATGGCTGCCTGTGCGGTAAGTGCGGAATACTTGTGCTCTTTCAGTTCACTGCGTAATGCGCTGGATATGTCAAACTCTATCACTTCGCCGTCGGACGCCGGCCAGCTCAGCACATAGTCCTCATAATCGAGGTTGGTCTGCAAGGCTGCCTTTACCACAAGTTTCAACCGGTGGAATGTGGCGCGGCTTCCTGGTGAGTCGGCCGTTACTGCCACGATGATCGGACTGCCGCAAAGCGGGCTTCCGGATGTGATTTCTATTTTTTGTGCCATAATTAATGATTTTTAGAGTTGATAAAGTTCTGCCGTTACCACACCAAGTCCTTCTTCTGCCGAAATGGTGTAAGAAAGCTTGTTAATCCAGCCGATATATCCGCCGATGTTGTAACGTTTTCCCCACTGGATGTTGGCCAGCTCGGCCACTTCGCAACGGAATTTCACCTGCAGTTTCTTCCGGTTAAGAAGGAAATGTGCGTATTCGCTCATGAATGTGTCGTAAAGTCCGCGTGTGCGTACTTTTGTCTCGATGTTTCCTTCTTCGTCACGCTGGTCTTCGTTACAAAGAATCTTTCCGTCTTTTTCGATGTACGAACGGATTTTAAGAGAAAAACGCTCATCGTCGCCAATTCCTGTCTGCGTGCCGTTATAGTCATATTGCGAACCCCAGTTATCCATACTGTCACTACTCATGGCATATTTACCGGCCACGGTGCGCCACTTGCTGTTACCGTGTCCGTCGTAATTCCAGTCGTAAGTCTGTATAGTAGCATCGGAACCACCTCCACGCATCACTCCGATAGCCAGCCCCCAGTCAATTGTCTGGAGAGGAGATTCTCCGTTTTCAGTTTTCGTTACATCGTAAGACTCATCTGTTTCAAATGTTTGGGTAATGAAAAAATTAGAATAGTTTGTGCCAACAGCGTTTTGTATGACCATGGTCGTATTTTCATGCTGCATTTCTTCATCGACAAACATGGCCAATATCTGTTCTCTATCTGTTATATTCAATCCATTAAAAGTAGTATTTTTCAATTCTTCAGGCACATTTTCTCCTGTAAACGAAACAGGTATATTTGTCTTACTACTTGAATTTCTCTGTCTTTTCCCATTTACATCATTAGGTATAATTGGACTAAAATCACTGATAAGCTCTTCTATGTAATCCTGATTCTCTACACTGCAATCACCTATTTCTACACCTGTAAATGCTCCTACTTCAAAAACGCTCGGTTTAAGGTCATCAAATCCTTCTGCGTCTTTATCTACTTTCAATCTGTACCGATTCCCTGTATTCAAATCAATGTAACATGTAGTATCAGAGCTGTTCTGCTTTTTAATTATACTAAGATAATCCAAAGATGTATCAATCTTTCTGTAATCTACATAATCAAAATTCGTATCATAATCCTTAACGCCGTATTTTATATTATATGTTTTCTCATCGTTGTCGCTTTCAGCAGAATATCGCATACGAAGTCCGGTTATTTTCTCATTTAATTTCACCGGCGTATCAATAATTTCACATTTTAATGTGATAGGTTCTGATGTATCACGAAACAAATCTCTTATGAAAACGGCTTTTACAGTACGCTTGTCATAATCAACCAAAAAACGGATACCAAATGATGCCCATAAGGAATCAATTACAGATGTCACACTCGCATCAGGGAAATTTCTGGAGTTTGCATACATGTTCATTACACTTGCTGACATAACAAGCGTTTTAGAGAATGTTTGAACTACGATTTTTTTTATGACAGAACCAAGCGACAATGTATCTCCTACACTATATGTTTTACCACCGAGCTCAATATTGTCAACTTCTTCAGAATATTTTGTTTCATGTGACAGCTTACCTTTCGTGTTCCGACTATCAAGCCACATTAATATTTCACGAGTTTTTTTAAAATCAGGTTCCTGTTTATCTGGATATTTTCTTTCAAGATCATATTTACAATATGTGGTAAAAAAGCACAATCTTTTCATATCTCCCACATTCAACAGATTGCTGTTGTCATAATTCATATCCAATGAACTGAAAAGGCAATCCAGAAAATATAGGATATAAAAACAAATACCGCTTTGCATACGGTCTGCTTCAAGTATGTAATAAGGATCAAAATCTCCTTCATCGCTTACAATAGGATTACTATCTTCCGAACTTGGCTTTTTGTAATGCGTATAACAAACCCTTGCATTGCAGTATTTTGCAATCGGATATTCATCACTTACATTGATAAAACTTTTTTCAACAACAGGTTTACCGTCTTTCTTTACTGCTGTTTCAAAACCGGAATCAGTTTCTTTATCTTTTACTTTGCAAATTCCGGGGAAAGAATAACCTAAAGCGTTAATATTTAATGTATAATTTATTTCATCCGATAATTTTTCTGATTCAGACAAATAAGTATAAGGCTCTTTATAAAGTACAAAAGCGAAATTATAATCGTATGTACCTTTAAGATTTATATCTCCAATCATCTCTCCAATCTGAATCTTATCCTTTACAGGTATATCCTGACAATTCTTCTCCCCTATCAAATCTTTTAATGTGGCAGAAGTAGAGATTAAAGATATGTTTATTTGTCCGGATATCTCAGCATCTTCAGAAATCTGCATTTTTCCACTACGAAAAGGAACTCCACATACTTTTAATCTCATGGATGAATTTTCCAAATCAACCAGACGCTTATCGCTTTGTACATTATCTACATCTTTGAAAACCTCCCTGTTTTCTTCTATAGATACAGGAACTTCATACGAAAAAGATTCGTTGTCATTGAAATACGGATTTACATCTTCTATATCAATACTGAAATCAGAAGGAAGATTTAAAGACTTTCCGTTTATATCTATTACTATCTTATTTTCCATATTCTTCTACCCCTTTCTTCTTTCCATACGCTCATGCTCTTCCATCATATCGTTAAGATTTTCAAGCATTATTGTGTATGTTGCATTATTAATCTGTTCCTCACTCGCTCCGTTAAGATACTTTTGCAGGTTTGTCATCATGCGGGTGTAAACCTCAAATGGATTTACCTGCTGCTGTTTTTTGGGATTCCCTTTCTTGAATACTTTCGGGAACTTTCTCTGAAGATAATCCATCATTCCCATCCACCAGAAAAGTATCACCTGCATTTGAATATCGGTAAACTTCTCAAAACAATCTTTGTTCTTCGCTTCCTGTCCGAGTATGTAGGGATTGTCCTTTTCCAGAAGTCCGGCTGCATTGCGTACATCCACTTCCTCACAAAACAGGGAAGCAAGGAGGAGGTTTCGTGCGTTTCGGACAGTCTTCTGCATATCGGCTAACTTTCGCGGATTACAGTCCTTTCTTGCTGCGTATCTCACCAATGAGTTTGATTCTGACAGGTAGTAGTCGTAATAATCGGACGAAATGCGGTACTGCCTCCAGTTGAAGTTCTGCATCAGTCTTGACGGGCCGCGGAATATCCTGCCCTTGCTTTTGAAGATAGGATAAGGAAAGACTGTGCGGTTTGATGTATTGTCCAGCCATTTCAGGCATTCATCAATCCATTGGTTCACCTGCCAGATATAGACCTTGAAAGGTGCGGTGTAGCTGTTGCCCGTAAGCTTCATGTAGATACGTTTCATCCGGTTTTCGCTTTCGTTTTTCTTTACAGCTATGAAGTATCTCTCTTCGGGCGGAAGGCTGTCTGTTACCGATTCTATTATCTCCAGTCCGGTCAGGCGAAGAAAGATATCCATCTTCACCTTCTTCGGGTTGTACGCACCGCTTTTCCCACCGGCCGCAATCTCACGCATAATGCAATCTGCCACGACTTCCATCTGTGGCGTGGTCAGCGCGTCCCAGTGGCGTGGCAGGTGCAAATCAATTCTTAGAGTATCGGACTTTTTCATCGTTAGAGTTTAGTGTCGATTGACGGAGTAACGAAAAGCTTGTTCCCAGGACGATTGTTTTCCCATTTCGGAGTGTCGCTTGTGGTTTTCTCTACGGGTGCCACATACAGCGGAGAGTCTATACCTATATTCTCACTGAAATCGGCATAGTGCTGCTGGATAAATCCAATGGCATTCTGGCGCATCCTTATCGCGTCCTCTGTAGCTTCGCTACGGTTGAACATCTTTGAGCGTGACTCAACAGCAAAGGCTGTCCACCAGCATATCTTTTCTACCAGAATCTTTTCCTGCTCCTTCAGCTTACCTTCCTTTTGTGCCTTTATAAGATAGCTTACAAAACTGCTTCCTATCTCCCCTTCTATCAGCACGGACTGAATGTATCGTAACTGCGGAATGAGAGAAACAAACTTCTCGCGGCTTTCGTAAATGTCAAGATACTGCTGCATCTGTGTGGACGTGCTGATAAAGAGAGAAGAGTCCTGATAATAGTATTTGCTTTTCTTCCACAAGCGTACTATCTGCTGCATTTCGGTTTCTTCCTCTTCCGGTTCGTCGGATAAAGTCCCCACTTCCTGCGCCCATGTTTCAAGCAAAACCAGCATACGGTCAACGGCACGATGCGATTCTGTATTACAGCGCGACTTGAACTTTTCTATCAGCTTTTCTCCGGCTGCGTCGTAGTTCTCGCTTGATGCAATGTTCATTCCTGCCTCGTTCAACGAAATCACATTCAGGTCGGCACTGCGATAAAGTGCATCGAACACCACTACCGGCTGTGCGGCACGTATCAGCTTGTGCCATTCCGTCCAGGACTTCGAGTTTTCCGGAAAAAGTTCTTCAGGAAGAATTTCGTTATATTTCTCGCATACGGCATCATAAAGTTCAGTCCCCAGCTTATCCGCCAGAAAATCGCGCTCACTGCTGTCTATAAAACCTTTCAGACCCTGAATATCATCGAGCCTGTGGTTTGGCAGATACAACCTTACTTCTTCTATAGTATTTATTATCATAAGCGTTCTGTTTTAAGTGATTATGCTGATTGAGATTCTGTCAGTCCCGTTGCGCTGCGGTCGAGAGTTGTAAGGGAATTTTCCTGTATGCGCCATACCAGGTGCTTGTCCCATTCGTTGAATCTTGATACCACGTCGAACACGGACAGAACTATCTGCTGTGTAGGCTTCATGTTAATTTGTTTCAACAGGTACAACTCCCTTTGGTATGTTCCTCCCGATGATGAAGAAGAACCCGGCACCGAACCAATCAGAGCAGGATTAATCTGCATACTGAAGAAGATGATACTGCTTATTTCCTGCAATTCGGTTTTCTGTGCATCGGCTTCAGACTTGCTTGTGGCAGGAATATCAACAATACGGAATGCGTCATGCTCTTTTCCGTCCGAGCCGGTAAATGAGAATGAAAGCAGAGTGGAACCGTTCTGACTGCGGTCTTTAAGGAAAGTGTTAACACTGTTCCACAACTGATTTCTTATCTCAGCGCGTTTCGTTTCATCATTGATATTCATCTGGTGATAAAGCTGTCCGAGGTATTCAGTATGTACATAAACCACCTTACCCCACATATTCGAGTTCTCCTTAGCCTGTACGCGGTCGGAAATGATATTTGCCGCATACTGATATATCGAACCTCCGAAGATACTCCACCATGCAGGCTGCGGATAGTACGGACGGCCTGCAGCCGGGTAATATGAAGGAAGAATAAAGCGTGTAGGCTTGTTTTCCGTTACTGGCCTGCCGTTACATTTCTTGCCGAAATATGCGTTCAGCCTTGAATCGCGTATCTTTTCACGAAGCGATGCCAAAGGTCGTACAGGATCGAGAGCCGGAACAGCCTTTATATCGAGCTGGTCATTCACGTCTTTTACGGCCGTATCATAGAAGCGGTTGGAAACATAAACGTAGTTGATTTTATTGTTATCGTCCATTCTTTCCAGACGGCAAATCACGGAGTCATAAAAACCGATGCTCGTAACCTTCGGTTTCCATGTTGCGCCGTTTTCTCCGTTTTTACCCTGAGAAAGACGTATTTCAGGATAACAGATATCAAACAGCGTCATGCTTGTGAAAAGGCTCATGCAGACATTCTGTAAAGAAGATTCTTCTATGAATGCCTTTATTTCTTCAGAAGTCTTTTCCCATATCTCGTAATCCTTGTTCAGACGGTCTATTTCCTCTATCAGAGTTTCTTCCACCTTCTTATAATGCTCCAGCTCTTTGTTTGAAACCGTTTCGTAATCGGACATCTGACGTTTCAGGGTAATGCCTCTCTCCTTACATGATGCGTAGAAGTCCAGAAGTTCCTTCTGCTTGGCGTAAATCTTCGATTTGATAAGCTCGCCTGCGTCATTGTAATCTACTTCTTTCGGTGTCAGTGTGTCGTTTACCGTGATTGTGTAGCGGTACTTTGCGCGTGGCCCCAGTCCGGCTGCCACATCGGTGTTGAAGCGGTTGCCTGTAGCTGTGTAGGGAAGCAGGGAGGAAAGGAGAGCTACACGGTTGGGCAGATTGTTGTACGGTCCCCACGACATATACCCAAGGTTTTCCGTACCTATGCCGGACACGTCTACCTCTACCGACGAAGAAGAGAACACCTGCCCCGGAACAATCTCGCCGTTCACGTCTTTTGTTGGCTCAAGGAAAGTGTTTACCGTATCACTCCACTGCGGAGCGTTGCTTTTTTTGCCTAAACTTTCGTTCATAGGCATGGCCACATACCCCTCACTGATAAGTTTGCTCACTTCCTCGTGAAATTTCTCCACAGCCGGGGTACTGCCTCTGTATGTGCTTGTGTTGTTCTTTTTCATTTCCACTATAGCGTTTTAAATTTCACTCCGTCAATTTCCACTACCAGGTAATCCCTTACCACACGGATTTCTCCGCTTTCAACGTATCTTATCTTGCGCTGCTTGCGGAAAGTATCAACGGAGACACATTCCACCGTACCTTCTTCCACTACTCCGTCCCTTGTTATGTATTTGATGTAGAACGGAACACGCTTTATGTCGGTCGCATCCGCCGGAGGATTGAACCCCTTTTTCCGAATACCGTTCCTGTCGGTATATTCAAAGTTTTCGGCATACATCCTTATCAGATTGTAGCTGAGTTTTTCTACGTTCTTAGGCATGTTTTCTAATGTTTTTCTTTATAGCAAAAATAGATATACGCACACACGGGATAGTGACATTTACAGATTGCCGATAACTGGCATACACACGCCAGCCATCTGATAGCGGAAGTGTTTCACGCCGATAAAGAGGGAGTCGAAAGCGTCGGTTCCGTCTGTTCTTAACTCCAGAGGATCAACTTCCGTCTCGACGTATTTCTCTTTCGATTTGTCTTTCTCGAAACCGTTTCTTCCTACCCTCACGCCGGTATTCTCCATTGCCACGATAAGAGCCTCGTTGTTTTCCTTGTTTATGCGGATGAAAGGATAAGTAACACCGGCCAGAGCTTCGTTTATATCCTTGTGCTTGAAACGGTGCTCCATCGGGCGGCCCATGTCTATGGCTATCACGTTCCAGCCCGCCTTTCTCAGTTTCTCTATAATCAAATCCTTAAAGTCCTGTTGGTTTGCTATCGCATATCCCTTATGCTTTGCGGTCGAGTCATAGTAGAAATACACATCGCGGCATGTAGCCTTGTGCGGAGCATAATACTTGTTCCAATCATCGACAAGTTCACCGAGTTTTCTTTCATTTTTCACGAACATGGATGAAAGTACCATAAGTGCCTCACGGTTTACCACCGGATCATGGCGCACCTGTCCAGTCACCACCCAGTTGATATTCGCGTTGAAGTCAAATGCTATATGTAGCGGAAGATGCGGTACCACGTCGCCGTCCAGCGTACAGTTCTTCACACGTTGCAGTTCGTCGAAGTCCGGCGTTTCGTAGTCTGTGTTTATGGTCTGCCCACCTATCTCGCGGCTCGCTATCTTCAGGCGTACACTTTTCTCCACAGCCGGACAGTCCTCCGGCACATACCCATGCAGGTTGTCAATATCCAGTTTGGAGTAAAATCCGTCGCTGCTGTGCTGTTTCTTCATATTAAGAATGGAAATAGCATACACCACCGGCGGAAGGTCACGCTTCATCTTGGCGATATAGTCAGGTCCTAATAGGTCTATATTATCGAGCGTGCTGCCTCGATAAAAGGCGAAAGTATTGCAGCGTAGCTTACGGATATGCTCCTTATAGGATTTCATGTCCTTAATGGCCTTTATCTCCATAAGGTCGAACTTTGTAATCAAGTATTCGTACGAGTAAAGCAGACGCGCGTCATCGGCGGGAATAACCTTGTAGTTCACCAGCATATCCACATTCTGTTTCGTTACTCCTGGAGCAGGAAGTATCTTGAAAGGACCTGTACGCGAGAAACACGATTCAGCTATGGCTTTTATTTCCTTAATCTTGTTTTCGTCGGACACAAGAATTTCCCTGCCGTTTTTCTTTGCGTTATACATAAGGTTGTTATAGCGTATCACCTTTTCCGCAAATCCGTCAAGTTCCGCCTGAAGCTGGCGTGAAGTCTTACCTTTGAAGGGTCCTGATTCGAGCACCTGGTTACATTTCTCCTCTTCCTTCTCCATCCAGTTCTCGCGCTGCGAGAGTCCGGCATCACTCACTATAAGAGTGCCTTTATAGAACGGATTGTATTCTGTAAATCCTTCATGACCAAGCGGATGCGTAATACCTGACAGCGTGGGCTGTACTTCGGCGTCATACTTCTCCTTCTTTATAAATCTCGCTTCATCGACGATTATGTAGTTCACTGTCATAGAGTTGGCAGACCCCCTTGTTTCGAGAGACACAAGATGCCACACAAAACCATTATAAAACGTAATTACATGGCTCCAGTCCTTCGGCTTGATGATAGGACGCGGCACACCCAGTTTCTCAGGCGGTCTGCCCCACCAGAAATGCACGCCTTCACGAAGTCCCCAGAAACGTTCGATGGCGGCGATTGTGGCCGGAACGGTACGTGTAAAAAGCTGTTTCCGGCTGTTTCCTGCCCAGATACCGGCGCCCTGCGGCATGGAGTCAACCACACGCTTCACCTGCGGACCTATGATACCGTCGGTCTTTCCGAAACGTCGGGCACAAACCGCACGTATATCCCTCGCCCCGGCATAATAGATGCGCTGCTGCAGGTGATTCATATATACATTGCGTACTTCCATGCCTATTCCTCCTCACTCATTACAAAGAAATCTTCATCTTCAAGCGTTTCCATCGGAGCAGTCTCATACTCTCCGTTACTCTTCTGGATAAGGTCTTCCACTTCCTGAATGTTTCCACCAAAGCGTTTCGCGAGTTTCTTCTTCTCTTCGATTGAGAAATTCTGACGATCGGCCTTGATAATGCTCACGTCGCCTGAGATATTGATATCCGACTGTGCTGTCTTGTCGAATTCCTGCTCCTTCTCGTCGAAGTCCTTGTACAGACGCATTTTCAGTTCGGCACCTTTCGCCACAGAGTTGGCGTTACCCATCTTCATGCCCTCACGCACAAGCCAGTCGCTCGCGTCCTCCACCTTTGCCCGTTCAATGGCCGGAGTAGGATTCTCCAGCATATTCACGATGTAGTTCAATGCCTGAACATCGGAAGAAAGGGAACAGAAATCCCTTTTCTTTCCCGGTGCTATACCACAGGAACGGCACATTTCAGCCGCTTCCTCGTCTGTTTCGGCTTTCTGCAGATATGTGTCATACAAACGGTGAGCGATGTTTCTGCACAGCGTAATAGGCTTTACCTGGCGGTTGCGTACAAACACCTGATAAGCTTCATATACGATAAGCGTACGCATCTTCTGTTGCGATGTCATTGCCGCATTCTTCAGAGGGAGACCGTTAAGAACAAACTTGCCCAATGTCTCCAGGTATTTTTCGCTTACAGGTCTTCCCATAGTTATACGGTTTTATGGTTCAGGAATGTTTCGGTCAGTTCTCCACTACCCTTAATCACACTGTTCATTCTCAACAGCGGACGGAATGCGTCGGTAGCGGAATATATAATGCCGGGATCATCGCCGTACATGGCCGAATACAGGCAGATAGAGAAACTTTTATCTAAAAGCATAGGTCCGTTAACCGCAACACATTTAAGCCCGTTGAACAGGCCTAAAAATCCCTCGTACAGACCTTTATTTACCGAATAAGTGACTTTTTCCAGATGCCCTGCCAGACTTTCCCTTACAAGCTCTTCCTGTCCCTCGCGTGTAACGAGCAACAATTCCTTGCACCAGTCCCTCGAAAGATAGGTTGACACGGTGCGCAAAAGATTCTCGTCCACCTCCGGCATGGCCAGTATGAGAAGACCTTTGTCCGCAAGGCATGTAACAGCCTTCAGCAGATCCGTAACCGTCCAGTCGCCACCCGACTGGAAGCACACCGCATTTCGTGTTCTGCCTGACTTATCCCTGAAAGCGTTTTCCTTCAGTAGCTTCGGTAAATCCTTAGCTATACAACATGGTTCCAGATACATGGCTTACTTCTTTTTAGCGGTTTTCGATGCAGTTTTCTGTGTGCTCTCTGTTGTGGCTGCTGTAGCGTCTGTAGTCTTCAATGCAGCAAACAAATCAGGACGGCTGACTATTTCATCCTCTATCTTCTTTTCCGCTATCTCTACAGCCTTTTCAAGTTCTACTATCTTGTCGTATTCCAGTTTACGGCATTCTTCCAGATATTCCTTCATTCGTTTCAGTCTGTCGGAAGTCAACGCCTGATCATCACGGAGAATGTAAGTCCTTGCAGTATGGATTTTCTGTGCTCTTTCTGCAGCTTCCTTACTCTGAGCTTCCTTTTCAGCTTTCACCTGGTCGTTGGTTTTCAGTGTAGCACCAAATTCCTTTCCACCCATTTTTTCGTAATAAGGAAGAAGAATTTCCAGCAGACCGGAGAACGCACCGCCTTTCTTTTCCCATGCAGCCTTGAAACCGCCGAAATCATTGTCTTCCGAAAGACGATAATACACTTCCGCAAGTTCCAAATCCACTTTATTATAGATACTTTGAATCATTTCCATGGCCTTTACCGTAGCCTCCGAATGAGGTTTGATAATTTCTGCGGCTACGTTGTTTTCTGCCAAAGCTTTTGCCTGTTCACTTTCTGCTGTAGCTGTGGCACGAAGCAACTGCACCTTCTTCACTTCTTCCTGAAGTTCCGGTGTAAGCAACCACGACAATTCTTTCAGACTGAGGCGTTCAACGCCAGCCACCTGCGATGCAATCTGCTGTAGCAGAGTCATGGTAGGTTGTGGTGCGGGAGAAGCAGAGGGGGGCTGTGTTTCAGTTTGCGTTTCCGCTTTTGAAGGTCTGCCGCGCTTCGGCTTCTTGTCTTCTTCCAGTGCCACTATGATTTTGCCTTCGGCTGTTTTCATGCTGCGACCTTCATTTATTTCCTTGCGTACTTTATCCATAAGGTACATAAACGACTTCACGCGACGGTTGAAGTCGCGCCAGTAAAAAGCCTGTTTCACAAAGTCACGGCAGTAAGAGAAAGCCTGGAGCAGCGTAAGTCCGTCCTCAAAAGATTTAACTCTCGCTTCCGTCCAAGCATCACCCAACTGGCAAAAAAGAGGAAGTTTTTCTACAGTAAAATTTGAAAAATCTTTCAGGTACTTTTCCTGTTCTTCCAATGTCATGTCTTTAAATAATTTGATATCATTCATACGTTTACAACTTTTTTGAACATATTTTACGATACAAAAATGCACATCACGCACGCTCGCACGGGGACAAAAAACAGCCGGCATAAATGAATATGTCGGCTGTTTCGCTCTATAAGAGTTTTGATTTATCTAACTTTGAGCGGTCTAATGTCAGATAGGGTATTACTCCTCCTTTCCTTCAAGCAAAGTTGAAATATTGTCAATTGTCACGTACTGGTTCATGTACTTAACCGGAGAAAGTGTAGCTGTGTAAACAGTTGTACGATCATCTTCCGGTGCTGAACCTGTATCAGATGCGATACCGTCTGTATCGAAAGTTACCTTTCTATTCGGGTCGTAAACGATTTGATATACGTCTCCATCAGGGATGATGAAGAAAATATCGAGGTTGTTGAATGCACGTCCCAATTTTGCTGCAATCTGATTTACTACATCTATGGTAAATGTAAGTGTCTGTTTGAAACCTTTTCTCTTACCAAGGCTGGAACCTTTCAGATTTACAGAATTTTCCTTACAGTCAATTTCGTAAAGTCCTTTGGTCGATGCAAATGTAGGAGTAGCATAAGTTCCGCCTGTGGCTGCCATAGGAGCAGACAAATCAGACTTCAAACCTACATATATTTTAGGGGAGAGGCCGGCAAAGTTTTCAAGACACTGTTCGCCCTCTCTGAAGTGTTCAAGTGTAGGACAAGTTTCTGCCATATTAAACTAATTTTTAGTGTTATACAATAAAATGATTAAGTCTTGCTTCAGGCAATGCCGGCAGATTAATCTGCCGGAGTAAACATTGCGATAGCATAGCCCGGACGGACTTCGGCTGTAACCTTAACTGTCTCAGTGGTATATTTCTTACCATTGATTAGCCAGTGAGAGAATGTACCGGATGCGTTAGTAGCCTTCAATGTAAGTTCTGTGCCAACCTTGTACTCTTTGTTGTTGTCAGGAGTTGCGCTGTTAACCTGAACAGTACCGTCAGTATCATTGCTTGATACTACCACGAATGTTGATTTCAGGAAGTCACCTGCAACATCACTTGGTTCAAGGTTTCCGTTACTCATACAGAAGTTGGAAGCGTTCACGTTGTTTACACGTGAGCCCTGGATAGACTGAATCTGGAAGCTGATATCAGCATGATCCTGATCTGAACCTACACGTACACTTACGAAGTTTCGAGAGTCGTTGGAATCTACACCATACTCGAAGTTGTAAGGAGTAGTTGCGATAAGCAAATCACCTTTACCGAATGATGACTCAGGGCAGAATGTGATGTTTCTCCATTCCGGAATCTTGAAAGTCATATCTTCGGCATAGATAACGCCTGAATTGTTGTTCTTACTGTTTCCGTAGCCTGCTGCAATAGCTGAACCTGTTTCTTCAGTACAGTAAACCAATACTTCAGAAGCGTTACGCAAAGATGATTTCCATTTCATACGCCATGCCTTGAAGTTTGCGTATGCTGTTACGTCCTGATTATCGGCAGGCTCTGTAATACCGTCACAATCTGCGTAGTTGCCATTTGCTACTGAAATACGACCACTTGCCTTGTCACGACGAAGATATGTTACCAGACCGCAGAACAGACGAAGGTAGTTAGTTCCGAATTCGTCAGTCTCACTGTATTCTATTTCGTCATCACCATGCCACAGACAGTCGAAAATATCCTCGCCATAGTTTGCTACAGCAGCGAGGAAAGCAAGTTCTGACATAGGATAAGTATATCCTACATTGTCAGGATCTTCCGATGTAACAGGCTTTTCGATATAGTTGTCCTTGTTGTCCTTATACATGTTGACAGTAAGGAATCCTGTCATAACACGTTCTTCCATGTAGCCAAGGGTGCTGACTTTTACGTTGCCTACCACTTTACGCTGTGTGGTATGACCCTTGCGAACCATTACATTCTGAACGTCTTTGAAACGAAGTCCGGTGCTGACTTTGATTTTCATACGTTCAAATACATCAGGGCGGAACTGAGCCGCACCCATAATTACTTGTGGTTTATACTTGACACAAATCTGTTCAAGTGCCTCCAAACCGATAAATGTAGCTGTATCTGCCATATCTTACGAGTTTTTCGTTGTTAATACTTTGTGTTGTGTTTGTTGATGATTGATGCCTGATTACATTTGGGAAGCCTGAACCTGTAGTTTCTTTTTGTATTCCTCAAACCTCTTACGGTTTTCAGCTACGCTCAAAGCATCATTCCATACCGGTGCCGCCTCCAGATGTGGAGTCTTCGGCTGCAACCCGTTAGTCTTAGGAGCTTCACCCTGTCCCTGACCTTTGCCCGGTCCAGCTTCGTATGCAGCTACCTTAGCATTAAGGTCTTCAACTGCCTGACGGCTTTCTTCAAGCTCGCCGTTCACGGTGTTAAGCTGTTCTTTCAGAGAAGCATTCTCGGTTTCCGCTGTTGCCAGAGAAGCCTTTGCTCCTTCAAGTTCCTGTTTCAATGCTGAAACGTCGTCACCCGGAACCGCGCCTTCAAGCTGTTTCTGCAATTCATCCACCTGCTGTTTCAATCCGTCGCGTTCTGCTGTAACTGTTTCAGCAAGTTTCTGAGCATCAGAAAGCTGGGCTTGCAGTTCCATTACCTGTTTGGCGAGCTCCATTTCACGTCCGGCTACCGTAGGAATTTTTTCTTCCAAAGCATCCGCCTCTTCCGATTGGAGATAAACGCCACCATCCTTGTCGCATTCAAGAGCATAATTCTTGCCTATGAACGCAGAGATTTGAATGTACTGTTTGCTCATAATGTTTTTTTGATTGTTATTTGATTGCCTATCTCCGGCGGTCGCCGAAGCATTGTTGTTTCTCGAATACCATTCGTTGTAAATCATCCGTGCCAGTTCGTCCATTGTGCTTTGACCGTCCACGAGCGAGCCTATCACATCGCGCATCTTATACATGGCTCCCTTCATCTGTTCTTCGAGGATTGACGGGCGGTCTGCTTTCAGATCCGCAAGAAGTTCGTCCAGAAACTCTTCCGTTTCCTTTGCCACTGTCTCCATGTCGCCGTTTGCCGCATCACGATACCATTTGTTCTTTTCTGGACTCTTTGTACAGTAATACTCGTGATAGTCCTCGTCAGTGATGCTGTTTTTTGCACCGTCCTTCATGGTGAAGAATGCGGAGTACATACCTATGGAACCTATCTCGTCGTCAGGATTCATGAAATACACGCCGTCGCACATAGCGGAAAGGAATGCGCCGCCACTGGCTATGTCGCCGTCGCAGAACATATACACTTTCTGGCCTTTGCTGTGGGCGTAGTCGATAGCCATGCGGAAATCGCGGAGAGTGGAAGCCGCGCCTCCAGGAGTACGGCAGTAGATAATGTGACCGACACACTTGTCAACATCGGCAGCCTCCATGATGATGTCGCGCAGTTCAAGACTACCATACGAACACTCACTTCCTCCGCGAGTCATAGCGGAAGTCAGACGCACTACATTCACTATGCAGTCGTCATCATCGAGGTCACGATAACGGTTGATATAATCGGCATCCCCCATCCAGATTTCCCCCGAATTGAAGGAATCCACCGCCGACCCTGAACGAAACCTGATTATACCCTGAACGGAACCGTCCTTCGATTGTGGTGCAAACGACGCGCCTGTAGGATCGGAAAGAACACGGTTGCGGGCTCCGGTAAAAAATGCCGACTCCAGCAGGAAATACTTTTCTCTGAGTAATTCAATCAATGTTCCTTTCATAAAATCTTTACTATTTTTCTACAAAGAAAAGCACCGCAGCCACTCACTTTGGGACATAAAAAAAGCCACCTGTCTTCATAGACAAGCGGCTCTCAACTAATAATATAGGGTTTATGTGATTAAATAACCAACTGCATTCCGTTCGTGTTGGTTATCTCGAACTGGATTGTTTTTATATCGCTCGTGTCATCTACTGAACAGAGATAGGCAAACGGAGAGCACCGCACGAACACTCTTCTTCCGTCGCTACGGTACATAAGAAGATGATGCGGTTTTTTCTCTATTCCCGGTATTTTTTCCTCCACTTCCTGTGAATAATCGGAAATTTCTACCGTCACGGACACTTTTTTCTGAAATCCCGCACGGGTTTTCTCCGAAGTAACCTTTACTTCGGCAGAATCGTCCATTTCCATAGTGAATGTGGGTTCGCCGTACAAGGCAGGAACGGAAAGAGCAAAACAGATGTTTTTCCGGAGCTCGGCATCGGCCACGGAAAAATCGGAAATTTCCACAGTGGGCGCACCGACCTGGAAAGGGGTAGCAAGAGAGACCGAACTTTCGGGTATCAGGTAAATTTCTACAATGTCGTTAAACTGTTCGCAAAGCATAGTATAATAATGTGTGTATTACTATTAAAATATTTAACAAAACCCGTGCATAAAGCGTGGTGACATACGTGTGACAAAAATTGGCAAAAACAGACGTTTGTTTAACTATAATTTTACATAAATAAATAACCGTTTAATATTTACAAAAATAAGCCTTCAAAATCCCTATGCGTGCTCCACGTATTCCTCTTCGGTAAATGAAGTGCTGCCCAACTTGCGGTAATAGTTACGCTTCAGGTTTTTTTTCATGCCGTTTCCTGACTGATTCGGAATATCGTATCGCTCCATGAACCGCTCAATTCCTTCCATCACCGTGCGTTCCGTGCCATGAGCCAGAGCAAAGTCTTTTTCCTTTTCCATGTAAACAAAAAAATCCCTCCAAAACATGCGGTTCAGTTCCTTCTTAATGGAAGGAACACTTGAAGGATATAATGTCCATGAAGAAGAAGGCACCTTTCGATGTTCTCCTATTTCTATCTCTCTGGGCAAAGATACGGAAATATATTCACCTCTCTCCTTCACCTTTCTTTCAGAGCCGGTAAAGCTCATGATGTCTTCATCGGTGGGATAACTTCCTTTTGCCAAATCCTGAAAATGCTGGAATTGGTTTTCAGAAAAACAATCAATACCTAAAAAGTCACCGTTCGGGTTATCCCTCAAAGCTCCGGCGATGAGAAAGAACACCGTACTGTTTTCAGGGAAAGACACATCCCCACCTATGGGGATGCGTGTACCCGGCTTACGGTTTCTTACGTATGCCCCTATGTAATCGGGGACTCTCAAAAAAACGCGTGCCATCGAAAGTCAATTTAATTTATCACACTGGATATTTCATCTTCTATATCTACAATCACATCGGGCCTGAACTTGTATTTGTTCAATTCATCAGATAGTTCCTGGTCGGTAACAACGGGACTCACGTTCCATCCTTCCGATGTAAGCTTGCTCACTACATAACCCTTGTCGTTATCATCCTTCGATACTGAGACAAATTCAATACCCTTGTTAATTAATTTCTGCAACTGAATTTCGTTCAACATTGTGTTCAAATTTTAAAGTTATACATTAGTTACTTGTCTGAAAGCGTCTCTGAAGGTGATTCCATACCGGTAGCACACTTCAAAAAAATAACCAAGATTAAACCTTTTCATGGTGGTCATTACATTTGTAAACTTCCTTTCCGTTTCTCCATATTTGTATTGTGGATTCTGTTTACTGACTCTGTGGTAGAAACTGCGTCCCTGCTCGCCAAGGCTGGCCAGAGAAGCACCGACCGATACCCAGTTGGCATAACCTTCTGTAATGTCGATATGCCTTTCTTCAATCAGGCGTACACATAACTCCACTTTCTGCAAGTCAGTAAATCCGGTTTCGGGTGTTCTTTCAATGTTTGTGGTCTGACTATAAGCCTTGTTGACATGACATTCCTGTTCCGATTCAATGCCGTCATACACTTCGGCATCTTCGTTCAGATAGAAATTATCATCGTATGAAATAAAACGGGTTCTTGTCACGTCGCCACAGGCCTTGTCTATAATGATACCCATCTTCAGGAACTCATGCTTCAAGCTGCAATAATGCTGACGATGCAACCCCTTATGAAGCAACGGTATGATTGCAAAATATCCGTTTCCGCTCACAGACTTTCCGGCATACAGCACGTAAGGAAGATGCGTGAGTATGGGCATTACATCCTTATTCATGTCAAGATTCGGATTGTCCTTTGCATCAATATCTATACATATCAGTCCGGTATGCTCTATAAGATCGCCTAAAGTCCTTGTTTTGAACGTACCGCTTATAGCAGCCATCGGCAGATGCTTTTTCTCTTGCTTGTACTTTTCGCTTCCGTATAGAGAACGTATTCTCTCCACGTCGTTCTTATGCTTTTTTGAGAATAAAAAAGCACGCAAAGGGCAGATAACCCCCACATTGTCCGTCACACCGTTATATACACTGATACGTGTATCAAGATAACTGTTCATGTCACAATTTTTTCAGGTTTCTGCCCCAAAGATAAAGAATCTAAGCCAAAATGCGATATATTATTTAAAATATTCCATCATAATTCATATATATTCTACTTTTAACAAATTACAAACTATTTTTTACCAAACATCTTATTTATTTTCTTATCACTGCCTCTTTCTCTACGGAAATACAGCTCATCTACTGTTTCATCGACCATTTCCTTGCGTACAATCTGCGCGCGTATATTTCCCATCCGTTTGGTCAACGCCTGGTTTACTTCCGCATTTTGCGATATGGCAGACGTGACATCACGAAGCAATCCTGCAAGTTCCTCATTTATTACCCCTGTATTGCCTCCAGCCATGGAAGGAGACAATAGCTGCACGTTTCCGCTGTCATACGCGCGGTATCTTCCGCCTCCGTTTGAGAAACGCTTGTCGTAACTGATAAGCCCCTGAAGCAAGTCCGGACGGTACTGCATGATGGCGCGCGTGGTTTCACGACCAATCACTATCTCCGGTCCTCGCTCGCCCACAATGGACGGCTTACCGTTGACAAGGGCAGCAAGAGGAGAGTTTACTACTCCTACTCCTGCAGGAAGAGCCGGAGCCACATGGGCATTGTAGGTATGACCATCGTCTGCCGCCACGCTTACCGTATCATTTCCTGCAGACACGGACTGTACGTTTCCGCTGTCGTAGGTAAGCATACCTGTAACGAGCTTTGTGGCGGTGGTTGCAGGAGTCGTTTTTTCTGAGCCTCCGAAAAGATTAGATACAGCACTCATGGCCGTATTCAGCAAAGCGCCAAGCACAGCCGATATGACTGCGACAAGCGGAATACCCCACCATCCAAGGTTTCCAATTGTTTTTGCGGCACCAGAGGCAATACCAAGAGGAACTTCTGCGGCTGTTTCAGAAGCGGAAGTAGAAACATTCTCTGCAGCCTGCGTTTTTTTGGCGGCCACAACCTGCTGACCTATTTGCATTGTAGCGTTAGCAATGGCCCCGGCTCCTTCCTGAACTAAGGTCTGTTCAGCATTCTGCCCTTCCTGAACTACATTTGTCACATCCTTGTTTTCTTTCTTTTTCAAGGAAATCTTTGACAAACCAACTTTTGCTATTTCGCTCAAAGTTTTCTTACCGGCTTTCTTCGCTATATCTCCCTCACTTTCCAAACCTTCCTTTGACACATCACTCATTTCATCCTGCGATTCTTTCTCTGTATCAACCATCGCCGCACGAATGAGCGCATGTTCTATCTTCTCCTTCACCCAGTTCATGATGAGCTCTTTCGTGAGGTTTCCCATTTCCTTCACGAAATTCTCAAACGCTTCCTGTCGCGCTTCAAGCCCTTCTTCTCCACCCTCAAAGGTAAAGTTTTCTCCCATTTCCTCAAAGGCATCGAAATAGTCTTTATAGGTGCTCAACCGGTTTTTTACCTGCTCCACCATCTTTTCCGACAAATCGGAAGCGGCCTGTTCTACTACCATACGCTGCTCTTCCACATCGTATCCATGCGTGCCCAGGTAATCGTAATATTCCTGAGCGGCTTCCAGTCGTTGACGATACATTTCCACTTCCGTGTCGAGCACCATTCCTGGCGTGGCCAGACCAATGTCCTGCTCGTTCTTGCGGAACTCTACAGCCTCCTGGTTTTCTCTGTCCTGCGTATCAAGCTCGCGCTGGCGTGGAGCAAATCTTTCTACGGCAATCTTCAACTGTTCCTCGCGCTGCTTTTTTATGGCCTGAGTAGTAGCGTCGCCATACTCAATAGTCTTGTAATAAAGTGCCTTCAGACGGTCTCCTTCCAGATTTACCATTTCTTCGCCGAAAATAGCCTGGTCGGACAACATCTTACGGAAAGCCGCCTGTCCTTCTTCGGTATTTATATCGATGGTGTAAAGCTGTTTGCTTATATCGAGCAATGCCTTCATTCCTTCACCTGCTGCCTGGTTGGCCAGCTTTTTCAGGCCTAAAAGCATTTCTTCGGAAGCACCCTCCATTCCTTCCTTCGCCATCTCTTCATATTGCGTAAAGAAAAGTCCGAGCTTTTCAAGCTGTGCCTGATAGTTTCTTTCCACCTGCCCGGAATAATCTTTTTTCAGAAGAATGTCCTCGATTTCCTTCTGCAAATCGATGGATATTTCCTGAATCTTCAAAAGATCTTTTTCCAGCTCAGACCATATTCCATCCATTTCACCGGTACCAAACTTTTTCAGTTTTTCGCGAATGTCGTCCAGGTTTTTCGAGGTGAGGTTTACAATAGCCTTTTGCGAAGAATCCGTTTTTGCAATGTCATTCTGCGAAATGTAACCAAGCTCTGTAGCCCAGTTCTCATCGGCATCGCCATGAAGCTTCTTACGTGCCTCTATGCGTGTGTTCAATTCTCTCAGTTCAATGTCAGTAAGTTCCTTTTCCCGCTGTTCGGTTGTAATCTTCTGCTGCAGGTAGCTGTCATTGATAACCTGACGCTGCTGGCTGTAATACACCTTGATAGCTGCCATAACCGCATCGTATTCATCGCGCGCATATTTCAATGCTTCACGTTGTCGGCGTTTGGCTTCAGAGTCTTTTTCTGCCTCCGTAATTTTATACGGACCTTCCTCTTCTTCCTTCGGCTTGTAGGAACCGATAACCGGATCGTACTTTTTATTGATATTTTTTATTGCCTGCTGCTGGTTGTAGAAATGGGCCACATAATTATTTACAGCACGCTGCGCTTCATCCATTCGATTGATAAACACACTGTTCTCAGTAACCAGACTGTGTGACATACCTTTCTGCCCGTACATGTCCTGCCAGATCTGTTTTTGCGCCGAGCGCCATTTAAGACCTGCATCATAATACTTTGCCGTAAGTTCTGCTAACTTCTGTGCATCAATATCTCCTAAGTTCCCTACTCCAGCCGCACTATACACATTCTGCAAATCACTAATCTGGTCGGCCAGCTTGCTTGTATATTGTTCACCAACTCGCTGTATGGCCGACTCCTTTGAACGGTAGGCTATGGATTGTGCCAGCGAAGCGTTTACCGCATCCTGGGCTTCCTTAATTTCTTCAAGAGTTGCTTTCTCGCGAAGCAGATGAGGAATATACTTACCGTATAAATCATTAATTTTTATAATCAAATCACGGCGTTCAGTCGTACCCTCTTTCAAGTTTTTCAATCGCCCGAAAAGGGTATTTGCTTCTATTCCTGCGGCGTTACTGTCCTTACTGAATTTTCGGAAGCTGTCGCTAAGGTCGTTTGCAGATTTTTCTACTTCGGAAAGCTCTTTCTTAGCCTGACTTAAACGCATGATTAATGCAGCGATGGCACTTGCCACAAACAAGAAAACATTACTTCTCAAAATTAAAGTAAGCCTTGAAAATGCCGTACCGGTTGCGGTTGCAGCCGCACCGGCCGAAGTAACTCCACGGGCAGCAGCAATAGCATTTTTGCTCATGGTATATAAATCTACGGCCAGCGTCTTTACGTATAAAGAAAACTGCACAAGTCCTTTAATAGAAAAGAACATAATCAATGAAGGAAGCATGGCCACAAGCTGCTTTATAACTTCTACTACAAGAGCCAAAGCTATTTTAAGTTCAGTCATCAGTAACGTATTATTCTGAACAGACTGAGACAAATCATAAAATTCCTGTGCTACCTCTTTAAGTTCCTGAGTATTCTTTACGTTGATAAACACCTTATCCCATGAATTTGCAACCTTTTCCATTATGGCAGCCGCATTCTCATTCTTAATCATATACTCATTCGTGACTGAAATAGCTTCTTCAAAGCCCTTATTGGAAATCATCAAAGCTTGATCAATCATGTCAAGATTGCTTGCGAAATTTGCCAGCACTCCAGACATACGAGCTCCCTCAGAGCCTAAATCTTTCATCAAAGGTCCTAACTGCGAAAGGCCACCTTTTTCAGATAATCCACGCAACACAAGCATAACAGCCTCGGTAGTCTTTCCTACTTCCAGTAAGCTTTTTATTAAATTTTCATCTACTCCAGCCGCCTGCGAAACTGTTTTATAATGAGTCTGAAGCTGAGTGATAAACAAGTTCATGGCTGTAGCCGCTACTTCAAGTTCCTGTCCTGTACTATCGGCCGCCGCCCCAAAAGCCATAAGGTCTGCAATGCTAATATGAGCCTGTGCACCGATACCGGCCAGCCGTCTGGTAAAGTCTGCTATATAATCTGCATTAGCGGTTGTGGACTGTCCCAAGAGATTAATAGCGGAACCTGTAGCCATAAGAGATTTTTCGATACCCATTTTCTGTGTCAAACCTAACACGTCGTTCATCTTCATCAACTCTTTGATAGCTTCCGCTCCGCCAAGTTCCTCACCCAAAGCAACCGAAATTTTATCTGCCGCACGAACGAAACCAGCCACACCTTCCACGCCTTCGCTACCGATACCAAGCTTTCCGGCTTCGTATGCCAGTTTGTGAAGTTCCTCTACACTGGTACGAGTATCAATCTTACTGATTTCTCCGCTTAATTCAGCTACACCTTTTGCGGAAAATCCTGTAGTCTTTTGGATGTCTGCCAAAGAATCTGAAAATTCCAGGTTTTTCTGCAATACGTTTTGCAGTAATCCAGTAATGTAATTAAATGAACCATACACTGAAACATACGCTGTCAATCTTTTCACCACAGACAAAATAGCACCATCCTGACGTTTCCATTGCCCTGTAATTTTCCCAATCTGATCATCCAAGGTCTGATATTGCTTTATCAATTCTTTCATCTTTGGGGAATTCGCCGCCGTAAGTGACATTTCCTTTCTCACCTGCTTCATTGCATTTTGCAGGGTTTTTAGATTTTGAGAACCTAAATCTTTGATAATGTCACTTATAGACAAGAGCTCTTTTTCGTTCTGTTTAAGCTCACTTTGAGCAGACTTTAACTGTTTTGTAAGTTTCTGGTACTCCTTATCATCAGGACCTACGCCCATACGTTCAAGGTCTTCAAGTTTTTTTTTCAGCGATTCTACTCCAAGCCTTAGTGTATCAAGAACATTCCTTGCCTTCTTTCCTTCAAGAAGGATTTGTACATGTGCTACTTTTGCCGTGTTATTTGCCATATTTTCAAGTATTTGTATGGCAAATATATTTCCCGTTTTACAAACTGTAAGGACAAAAAAAAGAACGCCGAAGCGTTCTTTCCTATATATTCAAAAGACTATTTTATTATTCTTTTTCCTCACCGATATTTATTTCCAGGCCGTCTAAAGTTCCAAGAACTAAAGCTCTTATAGCCATGTCATATTGATTATACCAATAATTTTCCAATCTACGAGCCTGGTACTTAAATTCCATACGCAAAGAAGGACGATGCGTAAATCCCGCTCCTGGGTCCCATCGGGTTACATACCTTACATTGTGACGGGCATCAAGCTGTGTATCAACACTGCTAAGAGGTCTGTTCTTACCTACACCCATATCCACGAAACGCATATAATACATGTAGGTGAAATCAAGATGAATATCATCTATCTTGTCGCTCAATATCCTGCCTCGCAAAGTGCGATACGCCCGTCCTGTACTCTTCCAGCTTCCCTTGTCTGCTTTTGCGTTCTTTTCCCTATATCCGGGATAAACCTCATAAGGAAATATATTCTGGGTATCAAAATTACTTCTGATAGCTTTTAAAGTATCGGAAACCACAAAAGCGAGCTTTCTGTTTACAGGAATGATTTTTTTTTCTTCTTCCATAGATTAAACCTCCTTGTAATCTTCAGGATTTACGCATTTGTTGTAGTTCTGTGTCTGATAGAATGTAACTTCTATAGGATACCAGTTACCGAACCTTACAGGATATGTCAACAGGGCACTGTCTTCAAGCCGTAATCCTCTGTATTCTGGATTTTCCTTTTTAAGTTTACGAAGGTAAGCTATGAGCTTTTCAGCTATCTCAACTCCACAAACCTTTGACTCCATTATGTCGATATCTTCCCTGTAATTGTTCTGAATCCTGTGATAGACGAAAATAAACACCCTGTGGGCGTATTCCATAAGTCCGTCCTTACCTTCAATGCCTACACCCGCTATCTGCGTGATATAGCCCATTATAGGCGTTTTGATGTTTACTATTGATGTCAGGATTGATTCCAGTTGTTCAGGACCGTCAATCCTGAAAAATCTTTTTCCTGCTGCACCACCCTCCGGGTTGTGGGAAATAGGCTTGAAATTAGTAGCCCATTTTTCCAGCAAATTGTCAAATCGTTGCATAAGCTTATTAATTAAACATTAATCTACATCAACTTCATGTGAGTTTATATAATTTACCACCATATTACCTAAAATTTTGTTTTTCGTAATAAATTTGTCACTTCTGTTAAACTTAAAGTAATTAGCAGCTTCTTCGATAGATAAAAACTCTTTGTTGTACAATTCTTTCAGATACATTTTCATAAGAGTATAATTATCGTTGTACAACTCCTTCAAATCAGGGTCATCTTCTACCTCATACCTTGTTTCCTTACCGTAAAGAGTCCAGTTGCATGGAATCCATTCGCCGGGAACTTCGTAAAAATCATAATTCTGTTTGCCCAAAGGAAATTTTAACCGCGGGTTGGTATATATATTGTCTTTACGAGGGTCTGTAAAACCTGCGGGTATTCTGTCATTGCATCCATTACATTCAACTACCACTTTACAAAAATACTCCTTACGTCCGTTTTCTCCTATTTCTTTTCCTGTAAAACGGCACTGATATCTATAATTGTTTTTAATGTAAGACAGGACATCTTTATTGACAGGTCTTTCTATATAGCCGATTTTTGTTTCCCCCTTGAAAATAGCCACCGCATCACGGTCTATAAAGTTCCAAGGCTCTCTCCTAAGATATAAAATCTCTCCTTCTTCAAGATTAAATACTATACGTCTTTGTTCTTCTTCAAGAAAAGCAATACCTCTTATCTTGAATTCAACAGTTTTTAAATCAGTCCTCTTAATCTTTTCCAATAAATCTTCTGAAGATATATCATGCTCTCCATTTTTATCTCTAAGACAAAAAATATACGTTCCTATAAAGATAGCTACAAAAACAAGGAGAATAAAAACAAGTATATTCATAAATTTAGCATTTAAATTCTTTTATATCAATCTCTAACTTTGCACCACATTTTGGACACTTAACGGTATATTCATCACTCAATAGTTCAGAAACCGAAATACCCAGAATGTTAGATATCTCAACCAACTTGTCCAATGTAGGATTACCATTTAAAATTTGAGAAACGGAAGATTGCGTAATACCTTTTTCTCCGTTCTTGTTTTTCATCTCTGCAGCCAGCCTTTCTAAAGTCCAGCCTTTTTCCTTAATAACTTTTTTAATGTCCATAAGATATAAATTATAATTTTAGTGCAAATATACAGTATCACTAATAAAAAAACAAATATTTCGGAAGAAAAATATAAGTTTTATCTAAAAACATATTTTAAATATTAATATATATCTTATAACTGTTAAACATTTACAAAATATTAGTTATTCCTAAATGTATTTATTGTAATATTAGATTTATCTTATATCTTTGCAACGTAATCAATAAAACAGAGTAACAATGAAATCAAAATTCAACAAGTCAGAAATAATGAAAGCAGCTCACCGAATTTTCAGAAACTCATGGTGCACAATGAGCCAGGCATTGAAAGAAGCATGGCGTCGCGCAAAGGTAGCCTTGAAAGAAAGGGAAGCAAATGAGGGGAAAGCTGTATCATTCACTCGTTCTGCAAAAGACATACAGAATGAGCGCGCATACCGCAATGTGACTTTCGGTAGAAACGACTGGCGTGTTGACTATAGTTACAGAAAATTTTAAACCAATACTTATATAATTATGGGAAAGACCAGAATCGGAAAAGAGCAGGTGGAAGCCTGCAAGCGCATTCATGAAAAGTTAAGTAATGCGGCAGTGGTGAAGATAGTGTACCATAAAGACGGAGCAGAGGCAATGGCTGTGCACCCTGACGGAGTGAGGGAGTTTGTGTTTGAACCATACCGCCCGGCTGTTCAGATGTACGGACAACACTACAGGGCAATGAACTACGTTAAGAATTATGTATAACAAAAAAGCATCAGTAATCATGGGAACAAAGAAAATTACAAAGGAAATAAACTATATCATTGACACGGAAATAGGAACGACCGAAAGCGTTTCAATTTGCGAAAGCGGTAATACAGTAACAATCAGCAATGCAACCGGAAATATAGAGGTAAACAAATATTTCTTTGAATCCTTTATCGGTCTGCTTGCTATGTTTCAGAAAGACAACAATCAAATTAAACAGAATATAAACTTAAAAATTGAGTGAAAATGGCAACAGAAATTTTGAAACTGACAAAGGACTGTCCCGAAGCAACTATTAAGAGTTATTTTCAGGGAATCCTAAAACTGACGAGAGAGAACAAAGAGTTTCCGGCGGATCTTGATGATGTTTGGATGCTGGCTTACACAAGGCGAGATAATGCTATTAGAGATTTAAAAGAAAAGTTTATTGAAAATGTTGATTTTATATCTAAAAATTATACGCAAAGTCTTGATAATCAGTTTTTCCTCAAAAATGAGGAAAAATCAGAATACTCGGACAAAAACCGGACAAAAGATGTGTTTCAAGAAGATATTTTTTTATCGAAAAATCAACCGCAAAACGTTGATAATCAATTTTTAGCCCAAAATGGCGAAAATTCAAGAAAAGGCCGTCCGATAGAAAAATACTACCTTTCCGTTTCATGCCTTGAATTCTTCATCGCCCGAAAAATCAGAGCCGTGTTTGAGGTGTACCGCCAAGTGTTCCACAAAGTAGCCGAAAAACCTCAGAAAGCCATTGTACACAAGCCCACATCAAAAGAAATGCTTCGCCTCACTGCCGAATCCACACGCGAAGAGATTGAAGCGTATTTTCTTGAAATAAAGATGAAATGTGCCGACAACAACAAATTTCCTGTTCCGGTAGATGAAGTTTGGGGTATGAGGTTTAGCGCAAAGCGCCGTGTCATGGATAAGCTGCTTGGACGTAACGGACAGCCGAATATCTTTGTTTATGACAAAGATTACACTCAGAAGGGAAGCGAAAGAACTCATAAGGATGCTTTAGGCAAATACTACATGAGTATCAAAACCTTTGAAAGAATAATGGTTGAACCGGTTCAATTGTACAGGGAAATCTTTGAAAAAGTGTTCAGCAGTGACTACAGCATTGTACCTAAAACGAAATCCGGAAAGCAAACGGCTCTACAAAGGTCACAAGCAAAAACAAATGAGCAGAAGGTTGTCCTGCTTGACTCAATAATCAAGCTTTACGAAATAAATAAAGTTGCTCCAAGCAACACTCTGGAAGAGATAATGGAAAACATGATGAAAATTTCAAAAGAACTTTGACTATGGCAAAGAACGATACACTTATAATATTAAGCTACATTCCACCTGTTGAAAAGGCGGAAACGGCTCAGAAAAAGGCTCAGACGGCAACCGCAATACTAATCCGCACACGAATGAAAAGAAAACTTCTCAAATACATGTTGGAGTGGTGCGAATTGGAGAAGCATGAGGTACGGATAATGTTGTCAAAAACAGGCATAAACGCAATGGCTTCAGTTTCAGGTGTCTGTATGGTTGATTCGCATCCGCTTATCGCTTTCCCGGCTTTTATTTGGTTTGTTGTTTCAACATACTGCCTTTACAGGAAATTCAAGGAAAATATTTAACTGTTTCAATAAAAAAGCGGAAAACCTCATTTTTAGGCTTTCCGCTTCATGTGAACTTTTGTTTGTTATTTAAAATTCGGGTTTTTATTTAACGCAAAGGAAGTTCTTTCCTGGAATAAAACAAAATAATTTAATGATAATTTTTCAAGAAATCATTCTATCTTTTCTGCTTCAAGAGTTAAATTAATCTCGAGATCAGACATTCTGAATTTCATTGTATTCCCTGAAAACGATTTTATCAAAAGAGTGGATGTATTTCCATCAGAACCGTAATAATTAATTTTGTTACCATCAATATCAAACATACTCAAAACATAAACATTAAACATAGGCCCATCGTCTAAAGTCTTTTTGTAATGAATAGTTAAAGTATAGTCGTCTCTGAATGTTATTGTCATGGGGCCATAAAATGGTGACTTATCAAAATAATCTGTCTTCCATGTTCCGACCAAATCTTCAATAGATAAGTAAATATCAGTCTCCTTCTTGCATGACGAAAGAGATAAGAGAAGCAAAATTATTGCCACTCTGAAAAAACACATTGCTTTCATAATAATAATTTTAAATTGATTACATGAGCAAAAATAAAAAAATAATCTATCTAAAAATTAAATCACACTAATAATGAGCATAAACTAATAGTTAGCTCTACAAAAAAAGAGGAAAAGCAAAAACTTTTCCTCTTCAACTCAAAATGAAACATCATCCTGTCAAACGATGTGTTTCTCTGACCAGACTTTGGCCATCCAACCAACTACCATGCCGGCTATAAATGCTCCTGTACTGACGATGCTGGCCCAGAAAGGAACATACTGGTAATAAGCAAGCAATCCTACGATAACAACAATAGCGATTGCTAAAATGATAAGTTTCTTTTTCATTACAATAATTTTTTAGAATATGTCAATAAATTTATCTTCACGAACCTTCCAGCGCCTCGACACGCAAAGTCAACGCATCTATCAAGGATTTAAGCTGTTTACCTTGTTCAGCAGCAAGAACCTTTCCTGCACCTCCTGTAGTCAGGTCATTCACGACTGATGAATTTTTCAGTACATCAGTCGGAATCATGTTTTTGAGTTCTTTACCCTGTTCTGCGGTCAAAGCCTTATTTGTACCTCCAGTTGTCAGGTCATTTACCAGGTCCGTTGTTTTCAATGGGTTTGTCGGAATTTTACTGTTAAGCACTTTACCCTGTTCGGCAGAAAGTGGCTTGTCTGCTCCACCGGTAGTAAGGTCGTTCACAATGTCGTCTTCCATCAACGTCCCTTCAGGAGCAATGATGAAGTTCACACCTATCATCTTGCATTTGACAACTTCGGTACTGCTCACTACCTGAACCTTCATTCCTTTGATAATCTCCAACGGAACAACTACATTGGCTTCGGCATCAGCCATACTTTTGTATTGTACCGGTTCCATGCCAGGGATAAACTGATAGATAAAAAGACTACCTTTAGCTTTTCTCTGCACCTGAAGTACAGATTTACCTAAAGCATCTGTTTCGCCTACCCAATTCTTTTCTCTTTGATTGAATGTAATTTCTGTCATAATCTGATTTTTATTTCTGCTTAAAAATACGCTCAAACAGAGAATACGTAGAGACAAAAAAAATCCGGCATGGAAAAACCATGCCGGACAACTTGATTCCCTGTACACCCAAGCTACTTTTTGGAAGCTTTGGCGGAGAATCCGATTTCTCCGTTCGAAACATTGAAGATGGCTGTACGCCCGGTAAACGCTTCGATAGAAACCTCACCGGAGTAACCGTATTCACTTTGATACTTCAACTTGTTTCCAGAAACCGAATACATACCAGTTTCCCTGACCAGACTCCGGTCATCGTCCTCATTGAAGCTCATGTAATACTCAAAACGGAAAGTGCCTTCATCCGTAAATACAGCCTTTAGCGGGCCATACATAGGAGCGCACTCAAAATATTCCGTTTCCCACTCACCCACAATGTCCGATTTGTTAAGGTCGATAGGAGATTCTTTCTCACTACATGCGAATAGCGTCAACAAAAGAACAACCACGACACTCTTCACCAGACGTGTGTACATGTTATTTTAAATTGATTACAATGCAAAGATAGATACTTTTTTGCGAAAATGTCAGAATTCTCACAAAAAACATTAAACATTAGAGTTTACTCTACGTTTTGCTCTTCGTACATGAAAAACACTCTTTCCAAATCAGGATTGCGTTCCAGAATCTCCGCACGATAAGCATTCAAGTCTGAAGTGGCATACGAAGTGTGCAGAACTTTTCTGCATCCACTTTTAGAGACCGTCAAGATACTTAAAATCGTTTTCATATTAAAATAATTAAAACACACATCACAAAGGTAAATATTTTATGCCATTTCGGGATAGATTCTTTAATGTTATGTGGCAGAAAATATATCCAGAAAACCATCACAAAAAATACGATAAGACACCACAAACCGAAAGAATGAAAAACCGACGTTCGCACGGCACGGAAATCACGTTTTTACTGATTTATGCAGAAAATATACCGTTTTTAGCCTTGTTTTGTCCAGTTCAGACAATGAAAAACAATCACAGACAAAATCAGACAAAATCAAAAGTGCCTTATAAGTATTTCTGAATAGGTTTTGTCTGATATTTTGTCTAAAAGTCTATATATTACTCTAAAGTTTAATGGTTTCAAAAATAAAAAATTCCGAAGTCAGCATTTTTACTCTCCATTGCTGCCCTTTTTATACATTAAGTCCGTTGTCTGCAACCGCTATGGTTGCTATCATTCTCTTTTAGGGGTAACGGGGATTGTGCGCGCGACGAAAAACGAAAAATCCCGCCCCCGAATACTGGATTCGCGGAGCGGGATAAATGAAAAAGTATATACGAAAAATGGCTTATATCAGAATGGAAGGTCGTCTTTCTCGTCTACTTCAACCTCATTAGAAAATTCCTGCGGAGCGGCATTCAGAGGGGCAGCATCGCCCTGGAGTGTGGGCTGTTCACGTTTAGCCAACATCTTCATATTGCCGACGCGAAGTTTGTTCCTAACCTCGTAAAGCGCTTTCTTCCTCAAATCTTCTTCACTGATACTTGCATTCTGCGGGTCGGCCTTCATTCGGTTATATACAGTCTCTACCGCCTGATTCATAAAATCCTCATGCCAGTTTACTTCGAGCAAATGTGAAGGCGGCACGAAATCCTTATTGTCGGAGTTCTTTTTCTTGCAGGCTTCAATGTAAGACTCCTTTGCCTCCCATCCTCTCATATAGACCGGTGCGGCTGCAGGCTTTCCGTCGTTATCTAATTTCACTTCTATATCATTCCAATTCACAGGGATGATGATACAGTTACGTTTCTTTCCTTTAAAATCAAGGCTGCATACTTCTGCGCCAATAAATTTCAATAAATCTACTGATAAACTAAAATTACTCATAATTCTTTCTGTTTAAATGTTATACTTATATTTTATTTAAAACTGTAAATCATCCTTCACTTCTTTATTCCCATCGTTTCCTGACGCTGTGCTTGCCGCTTCTCCAGACTTCTGATAAGAACGTTTTCTGCCCTGTTTCATGTCCAAATACGCATCCCATTTCTCCTGCTCCTCTTCGGTCAGTGTTACGGGGTTTCCATCAATATCGAGATATGGTTCCGGATCTTCTTTGGCTGCATAGTCGCGGCAGATACGGCGTACTTCCTCGTAGTCCTTTGGTTCCTGGCCTTTTCGGCAGAAGAACAGGCAGCTTTGCGATTGCGTCAGTACCCTTATATCCTTTCGCATGCCCGGTCCCCAAATCTTTTCGTCGTCGAAATAGGTCTGGCGCACCCAAGCTTTTGCGCGGAGATACTTCTTTCCGGTGGTACCGCCACTCAGACAGACTTCCGGCAGAGGGTCTATACCCATATCGTTGCAATATTCCTTTATCTTGTCGCGGAAGGCATTCAGGGAGAATAAATCCTTTTTGCTTTCGGACGCTTCACAGAGGTCTATGTATTCACTCTGAATGGTCTTTATGTCGATAGGACAATTATAGACGTACGGCTTGGCAAAAAATTCCTCTGCCCATTCCACGAACTTGGAACCCATTGCGGCCACACGGCTTCGGGTGTTCAGGTTGTCCATTGGGGGAAGCACGCGCTCTTTTGCGTTCATGCAGAACTGTACGGCCAAAGCGCAAATGTAGGCTATCTGGTTGCGTATCTCCGCCGGCATTTCTTCGGGCGTGTCGCGGAGCTCCGGCATGATGGCGCTAATCATTGAAGCTCGCTGGTTCTTGCGGCTGTTGGCGCGGTGGAAATAGTGGGAGAAACCTGTCTGTACGGTGCGTCCTTCGGCGGAGTCATTGTCGTAGCGTTGCTGATAGTTGCTCGATACTATCATACCGGGACTTTCCGAAAGCGGTACGCGGACGGCTTTCTTGTGATAGTCGCGCGATACGAAACCGCTGGTGACGTAGTTGAATAGCGGATCAATCGGAATGCGCGGCCAGTCCTCCCAGTGTACCACACGGTGTACGCGGTGTATGTAGGTTGCCAGGAAGAGCGATGTATCAGTGTCCGGCTTGAAGTTGCGGGCATCGAGCGAAAGTACCTTACCTGCACAACCCATAAAGATGTTGCCGAAAACAGACTTACCGGAACCGCCCTCACTCCTACCCTCGCTGGTCACGTTGTTTTCCGTAAGGTAGGGCATGAAGTTCAGACCGTTGCCCTTGAAGCGGAACAGCGGACGACCAAGGGAGTAAATCAGGTTGGCCATGCGGCTCTGCAGGTCGTTATGCTGTTCTTCCGAAAACTCCTTTCTCTCGCGACGAAGTTCGGCTTCTTTCTCAAACTCTTCATTCGCAAAGCAGCGGATAACGCGGAGCGGTTTCCACCAGTCCTTTTCCTCGCGCCCCTTGAAATCGAATTTCCAACGGTTGTGCTGCGCCCATTTGTTGAGCTCTCCTTCTTCCTGCTCAATCATAAACTGGGTGTAGTTCTTCGTGTCCTTCTTATGCTCGTTCAGCGTTTTCAGACGCTCGCGGTATTCGGGATTCTCATAAATGGAGAAAGGCTCGTTACCACGGGTGCAGGGCATTTCAAAATCGAAAGGGAGTATCTGCGCTTCATCTACATGGAAGTCGATGTCATTATACGATACGAAGTCTATCATGTCGGGAGTGATACGCAAAGCTCCGTTGCGGTAGAAGAAATGATCGAGTTCCGGACCATATCCGCGATTGTATTCCACCTTGATGACAGGCAGATTGGAAATGGATATGTTGGTAATGCTCCGGGAATTGACGAAAGCGTTTGTCATTTTGTTGTAGTCGTCTGTATTCGGGCGTGCCAGACGTTTGGCGAGCTCCTTTAGGTGTTCCGACGCATCGACGATGACAGACTGCGGTTCCAGTTCCTTCACGAAACAGCCCCTTATGCGGAGTATGCGGCCCATAGTGTCCTTCGAGTCTTTTTCCACTTCGCGGCAGTAACCTTCGGAAGCCATGAAAAGCCACAGACGCATCACGTCCAGACGGTAATTGTAGCTCATGAGAGTGCCTTTCTTGTCGTACTTCGGCTCGTAGATAAGCGGATTTACAGGAAGGGCAGCAGTGAGAGACTGGAGGTGAAACTTGTTCAGGTCGTAGTCACTGCTCATGGCTTCGTCCTTATTCATCTGATAGGTGCGGAAGAAGTCGGTCACGCTGGCACAGGGCCTTAACTCTCCACCCTTGCAGATAACGTACTTCTCGGTGTTATACGGCAAAAAAGCCAGACGCACATCCGAAAATCTCTTGCCGATACGGAATGAAGCATTCTTTCCGGCATTGTTCAAATTAAGAAGAACGTAAAGATTTTTCGCTATCTTCTTCTGCATGGCGTAGGTGTAAACGCTGTATTCGGTGTCCGGCTTCTCGTTCCAGCATACGTGAAAGAAACTTTCTTTAAGCTGTTCGTCACGATAGGAATCGCGCACCGCATTCAGGTGGAAGTACGAGCAAAGCGCATCGACGGCGGAGTTGCAGTATATAAGATGATAGGCACGAACTTTTTCTTTCGGCAGACGTTCGTACACCTTTTCACCGTCATCGTTCTTTGTTTCTATCTCTTCCTGTAGCGGTTCGCCGGTATTTACGCGTTTCACTGCATCAGGAATAGTTATACCTTTCAACACCTCCATGCAAACCGCATCGCCGCAAAGAGTGAGATTCACATCCTTTTCTGCCAGTCCGCCGGTGTAGAACACTGTACGACGGCCGCACACTCCGCTTTCCGGTTCACTGTATTCAGGCTCGTAGATGATGCCGTATTCCTTGTCGCCTTTTGTGGCGTAGATAAATGCGAAGATAGGATAAAGCTCATGGGCTGTCACCTTTGTGCCTTTGCTCTTGCCTTTTCCGGGAGTGATATACGATGCAATCTGCCAGCAGCACATTTCGGTGTGCAGACGCTCGATGTCGAAATTGGAGTCTTTCGCGTACTTGTCGGAAAACTTCAGTCCGAAAGAATAACGATATACGGGCTGTCCTTCTTCATCTTTCAGTGCTGCCCTACCCTCACCCTTCTTATACTCATATATTCTCTCTGTGCGGCATCCCAAAAGCTGCAAAGCATACGGAGTAAAACCGTCCATGCGCTCCACGGAAGCTTCAGCAGGAAATCCGTCGGGAGAAGAAACTATGCCATTGCGGTTCTCGTCCTTCAGGCAGTCGGCATCTATACCGGCTATCTTGCAAAGGCTCTGCATCACATGGCGCAAGTCGTTACCTTCGACCGACATACCCGAAAGTGCGGCTTCCAGCGCAATGGCTCCGTAACCGCTGCGGCGTTCATCACGAAGACAGCGCCACGCCGGAGCATTGTACAGACCTCCGCGCGAGCTGCCTTTGCTTATAAGGAAATGCGGCTGCCTGTCCGATTTGTGGAACGGGCAGAAATACATCACAGCGTCCTCCTTCTCCTGCTTTGCTGCAGGCTGGAAGCCGTGTGACTGCATCACCGCATTCAAGTCTATATTGTCTAATGTTTCTAATAAATCGCTCATTTTTTCAGATAATGGAAAGTTAAATATCTTCGGGATTTATTCCCCATTGTCCTGGGAACTTCACAAGCCGGCTGTAAATATCCGGTGGCCAGTAGTGGTCTGTACATTTCAGCAGCGGAGAAGAAGGTCGACGCACCGTAATGGAATCGGTAGCCCTGTCGTACTCCATGTTCACGAAATAATCCATGTGCCAGTACACATCGCAACAGGCCAGCACTACATCATGATATTCAGGTTTCTTTCTGCAAGTCTTTTCCACTATAAAATAGTTTTCGAAATAAAGCTTGCTCAGAAACGAATATACCCCGCGGTAGCACTCATCGAACTCGGCTGCACCCATATCAGCCCTCATTCGTTTGAACCACGGGTTCAGCCGGAAATAATCAGTCCGAAGAAACTTCTTTTCCCCCGTTACCAGATGCAAGCATTCCATACAACCGACGTTTTTCATTGATAATGTTCAGAGCGGTCCACATACAGTCGTGCAGGCTGTTGTGTTTTGTCAGTTCACTGTACGGAAGGAGTTTACCGTAAAGCTCGTTTACCGGAGTGTCGGGATAAACCAAAGAAAGCGATTCAAGCATGAAGGTACGCGCATCGCGTATATTGCGGTGCTTCCACGGAAGCGTTTCCGGAGTAAGTCCTAGCACCTTGTACATGGCATTTTTCAGTATCGGAATATCGAAGTCACTTCCCTGCGTCCAGATAACAAGCTCATCGGCCTGGTTCATTCCTTTCAGATTATCCAGGTAAGCCACAAAATCCTCTAATGCCTGACGGATGCTTACGCGCGGTTTTTCAAGGATGGCGGATTTTGCCGCATCAGGCATTTCAGACCAGAACTTGACAGTCTCCATATCGAAAGCCATTCCAGCCATGGCGCATGATGTCGCGTCGATTGTTTCATAAAAATGAGCATATTCTTCAGGGCATGATACGCCTTTCGTCATTTCATCGAAAGCAGGAACACCGGAGTACCCGTATTTATCATTATCTTGTAGCGACTTCTTATCCAAAACAAACGGCACCGCCGCAATACTGATAATAGCCGCGTCGGGCCTTAAAGACAATGTTTCAATATCCACAACCACATTCAGTTTTTTCATATATATCTTTTTCTTTTGTTGAAAGCCGTCTTGACTTTCAGGTTAATCAAATCGTTCACCGGGAGCTCGTACAAATCATATCCACTGGCAAAAGCCACCTCCCGGCAAAGCCTCTCCAAGTCTTCAACAGAAAAACCTTCGGTATATCCTTCGGTTTTGATTTCAATCCGTTCTGCCACGTAATCACGTCGGTAGGAATCTGTCTTTGTCTTTACCTCACACGAACTGCACACCCTCATGGAAAGCATGATTTCGCCAATCTTAGTGGCGATTTCAAACGGAAGAATGCGGAAAATGAGCCGATAAGGCTTTCCGTCTGCCCAATCAATACAGTAAAAACCAATTCCCATGTCGGGCATCCGCACCTTATCCCTTGCAGGAACACCCGTCCGCGCCTGGCGCACCGTTTCGTTATTGTTCCGCATCCACCGGCGCATTACCCAATAGGGTATCTTACAGGCTTCGCAAAACGCGATCAGACTGACTGGCGAATAGCGGTTGCGCTCCCTATACAGGTCGAACGCCTGCCGGCATTTTTCTTTGGGTATCAGCTTATACTTACGCATGGCATTTACAATTTCAATCCCTTAATCTTTGACACCAGGTCCGGAAGCGAAGTGGTTTCCGTTTTCCGGTAAATGGAAGTCATGAACTTCCAGATGCTTGCCTTCGTGAGTCCCATCACATCGGCAATGGTTCCTAAATCCGTAATTCCGCGCTGAATGTTCAGCACCACTCTCCTTTCCTGCGGAGTGAATCCGTATTCCGCTTTCGCACCGCAAATCACCTTGTAGCTGTCCTTGTTACGCTCCGAATATCCGTTCCATACGCAATAGGCAGCATCACGGCACATGCGCGGGAACTCAAACCGGAACTCCTTACCGTCCCAGTCGGGATGCTCATCGTTCTCACCGAAACAGCAGGAAAGAATGACACGCGCCACGTTCAGACGGTAAGTCCTCAAATCCTTCATCATTACGGCATAGAGCGAACGGTTGGTAAGCCTGATCTTCTGTTCCACAGAACGCACCACGGAAGGATGCCGTCTTTCCATTTCATCCACCAGCGACGCGATGAAATCGGAACCTTCGGTAGAATCGAACATAAAGCAGGTGTTCTCTCCTACTATCCGTATCATGATTTCACCACCCGGCTGTAGGGATGATTCAAACGGTTTAAGCATCGTCCACCTCCTCCGCCAGCAGACGGTCGATAAGGTTTCTGACGCCAGACAGCTCCCACTCCTTGAATGACCATGCAGCAAAACGCTTCCGCACGGTGGGGCGAGACATGCCCATTTTGCTCATGTAAGAGATAAACATTTCTTTCCGCTCACTTTCGCGGAAGAAAGTTCTCATGTCTGCAGGCGGTTCAATCCCATTCGAGTGGCAATAATCTTTAATGCAGAACTCCACTCCGCACAGCTCCCACTCCTTGAACCCGTCACGGAAAAAACGGTTGTAAACCGTTCCGCGTTTCATGCCGTAACCTTCAAAGAATGAAAACAGTTTTTCCTTTTCCTTTACGGAGAAGGCGGAAGACTTAGAGTGCCCTCTACCATTAAGTATTTTTGCAAAATACAATTTTCTCATTCGATGGAAATTTTTTAAATTTGAACAAAGATAGTAAATAATCTATACCATTTGTAAAGTTTATATACCATTTTTTTGTGAGAGATTAAATCTTTAACATTTAATTCAAGTTTTATGTACGAATACAATCACAAAAGCCTTACCAGGCATATAAAAAATAAGACTTTTTCACAGCGCACTTTATCCGAATCGACCAATACTTCACGACCGACCGTAATACGCTGGGTACACGGCGAAGACATTTACATTTCCAAGCTGCTGAAAATCTGCAATGAATTCAAAATCCCTCTGGGAGATTTCATTACCGAAAACGGTATGCCGGTATCACCGCTTTACACCGACGACAAGGACCACACAGAAGCACTTAAAAGCCTGCCTTCGGAAAAATCCATCAATGTGGCCGAAGTGATGAAATATGAGGAGCAGATGAAGGCGATTAAGGAAGGATATGAAAACAAAATAAACCAGATGGAGAAAGACTTTCTGGAGCGCATAGGCGACATACGTGAAGCGGCCGCCGAGAAATGGGCGAAGAAGAACATGGAATCGCTGCAGCAGGAAAGAAAATCGATTGAAACGAAGTACGAAAAGCGATTGAAGGAGCAAAGCGATGAGATAATAAGGCTGCGCGAAGAAGTGGCCGTACTGAGAAACCAGCTCAAAAGTCCTTCTCCCAGGAAATACGCCACGTCGGATGTGCTGTCAGAGCAGGATTCGCACGGAACCAGCTTGTAAACTATCCTATATATAAAAAAGAAAAGGGGGCGCGAAACGGCTTGCGTCCCCTAACTTTTTCCCTGAACGGGGAAAAGTGTCGAATACGGCACAAATATACAAAAAAACCTGCACACCTAAAGTATGCAGGCCAAAGATATATACTGAAAATAGGATGTGGATTTACTTTTTCAGTTCGTCTACCATCTTCATGATGCTTTTTATGTCGGCTTCCTTAATGCGTCCGTTCTCAGTGTGACGCTTCAGAAATTCTTTCACGGCCACCGCTATCACGTCCTGATGGTCCAGCCGGTGATAAGCCTTTAATAGCTGAAGCTGCATGAATACATCTTCCTCTATCGCGATGGTCTTTCTGATGATGGTCTTTTTCTTTTTACTCTCCGTTGCTTCCCCAACCTTTTCGGAAGTTTTTTGAGATTCCTTCTTATTTTCAGGCACAGTTCCTTCGTCTGTCTGTTCCGGAACCGCCACCGGCATTTTATCACTCCCCTCTCCCATCGTCTGACTATATGCTTGTTCAGACTGATACATTTCTTCCGGCTGATGCAATGGAGCGGAAAAATCATCGGCTATTCCAGAACCATTTCCCTGAAGTTCTTTTTTTCTCTTCTGCAGGAAAGAGCCCTCTTTGCCTGTCTGTGCACTTCTGCTTTTCTGAAAAGATACCATATCAACCTCCTTTCTTTATTATTCATCTTCGGTTTGCGAACCGATAGTCTTTTCCCAACACTCAGCAGAAACAGTCTTCCAGTTGTCCGGTCGTTTCACGCCAAACAATTCCTCGGCGAGCGTCATGTAATCTTCTGCACCGTTCCCGTTCGGATCATACTCAAAGATATTCTTATAGAACATACCCGCCTCCTTAAACTTGATAGACGAGCGGATTTTCGTATTCAGGAGTAACCCCTCCTCCGAAATTTCCTCTCTGATTTTTCGTGTGATTTTAGTACGGTCGTCGTACTTGGTAAGCAGGTAGCCTTTTATCGTCAAATCAGGATTCACCTGTTCCTTCACGTTCTGAATAGTCATATCAAGTTTGATAAGTCCGTCGATTGACTCACCGGCACATTCCACCGGCACGATAATTTCATCACTCGCTATAAGACATAGATTGTTCATAAATCCCGGCGACGGAGGGCAGTCCAGAAAGATATAATCGAAATCCTCGCAATACTTATGCAGCAAATTTCTCAATATCATGTACGGAGACTTGAAGCGATTGGGCTGAGTGACAAGAGCCTGCTCGATGCTTGAAACCTTTGGGCTTGACGGGATGAAACAGAAATCATCGTTTCCGGCATACCTGTTATATATAGGAGCCGAAAGTTCATTCTTCGTACCCTCCGACAGCATCCATTCATACAGAGTTTCCACATCGCGTTCATTAAAACCGATACGTGTAGTAAGTTCGTATTGCGGATCAGCATCCACAATCAACACCCGTTTGCCGCACATCCAGAGTGCGGCTGCAAGATTAAAAGCTGTAGTAGATTTGGCTACTCCCCCTTTGAAGTTGCCAATCATTAGAATTTTTGCCATTTTCTTATATGTTTAAATTCGACACTGCAAATGTAGGCAAAATTTAAAATATATACAAGTGTTTAGGTGATTAAGTGAGAAAATATTTAGGTGTTCATGTGATAATGTGAATAAACACTCATGTGATTACGTGCTTTATCATTTAAGTGAATTTACATTTATATGTGTATGTGTTTATATGTTTAAATGTTTATGTGTCCACATACTCAGGTGTGTAAGTGAACGCGTGCGTAAGTTCGTAAGTGAGTAAGTTATTATATGTATAAATGTATATATGCGTAGATGATTAATCACGTACACATTTATACATCTTTACTCACACACTCACCTGCGTGCATTGTCACGTAGTCACGCAAATGCAAAATCACTTACGCACAAAATCACTTGTAGAAAAAACACAAACACACCTGAATGAGAAAGCATAAATACACCGGAGTGAACAGATGCTTTTTCACAAATTCACTCCGGTGTATATACATTTACTCACGCAATCACTTACTCACCTGTTTATAATTTGTAAACATTTAGGATGCACAACGCACGGCACAACAGAAAAATATTTTTGAAACATAAGTAATTTACCCGAAATTTCAGACAATTGGACAAAATAACCCCATTTTTAGGCTTATTGTTTTGATATATAGCAATTTGCAGAAAATCAGTCTGGACAAAACGAAGTGAATTTCAGACAAAACAGGCGTTTTTCGTTGTCCGACAGTTGCGTTTTTTGTCTGGAAGGGGAGGGGACAACCTTCTTTTTTGGGGGTGAAGGGGGATTCCGGCATAAAATCGTCCGAAAATCCCCTTACCTCGTAATCTTTAAATTTGTTTACCAAAGTTTCAAACTGTGAATTAAGTATATTCAGGTTCATTACCTTCAAGCGTACCTTCTATACCAAAAACAAGCACGCACTGGGCATCAAATTTGAAACGGTTGGCCCAGTAACGTTGCATCCTTCGCGTCTGGTGACGAAACTCCATCGAAATGGCCGGACGCTGTGTACTTCCTTCCTTGGCGTTCCACTCCATGTAGCGGATTTTGTAGTCCGCGCTCAAACGACGTTCCACTTTCCCGATGGGACGACCTTTGCCCACACCCATATCCACGAAATCAAGGTGACGGTCGTAGAAGAAGTCTATGCGCGAATTGGATACCTTGTCGGCAAGTATCTGGCCACGGAAAGACTGCATACCTTTTCCGGTACTTTTCCATGATCCGGTACCGGCTTCTTCATTTATTTCCCTGTATCCAGGATACACTTCGTAGGGGAAAATACCCTGCGTTTCGAAGTTATTTTCTATGGCTTCGAGCGCTTCTTGAATGATAAATTCCAACTTCTGCCTTGCAGAAATCGGTTTGACATACCCACGTACCGGCATAGCATTATTTTTTTAGCAAGTCCTTCACTTCGTCAAAATTACGCATCATGACTTGTCCGTCCTGATAACTTCCTACCAGCACGGGCGATCCGTCATGTTCTGACACGAGCAGGAAATTATATTTTCCTGGAGCCGGGGCAGACAGGTCGCTTACTTTTACTTTCTGGCGAGCTTCCCATTTCAGTTTACGCACTTCCGCTTCTCCCAGTTCCTCCGGTGTCTTTCCGGATTCACGGATGGCCTGATTCTCCGCATCGACAAACCTGCGGCTCCACATTTCGCGCGACTTCTGGTAACAAAACCAAAGTCCGACGGACTTCAGAAAATTAGTCCATAGTTTCTTGTCGGCATACAGATAGACTAATTTGGTGGATATGTACACTTCCGACTCTTCCTGACGGATGAATATGGTTCCGGAAGTAACCATGCGGTCGACAAACAGCACCGCCTTATACGGCGCCGATTCCTTCCGCAAAAACTCTACTGCCTGCGCTTCCTCTGAGAGTGGGGTAGGGGGAGCAGAGGAGAAGGTTTTCAGTTTTTTGAGTAGTTTCATAGGATATAGTATCTTTTCCAATTTACAAACATAGTGATACAAAATTATCATTTGGTTTCAGTGGAAGGATTTACTTCAGAATTACGCTTTGCCACATAATATTTCCCACTTGGAGGAATTGGCATTAAAGAGAAATCTGGCATTTCCTCACCATCTAACTTATCTGTACTTGAAACCGGACGTTCCTGAAGCAGACACAACGCAAAGATAGCATAATTCACCATGTCGATGTAGTTGGCAGGGATTCCCTCCGATGCGATAGTCTGCCCGTCATGGTCCTCAATCTGCTTTGTGCGGAACACCTTTGTCAAAATTAAATCTGTGATAGTCTCCACACGCATATTCCGCCATGCTTCTCCGTAATCATGGTTTTTCTTTTTCATTACATTAAAGCACTCTGCAAAGCGACTATCGTAAAGTTTCTCCGCTAAATCGATTGGCGTATCATTCTTTTCAGAAAACCCATCTTCAAACTGTATCAGTCCGATAATACCATAATTTACGATACCGATAAACTCACTTTCTATCGAATCGCCCACAAGGTTCTCGCCGGAGAGCTGCAGGCTACGGATGCGAGCCACTTTGATATATATCTGGTCGGTCACGGACGCCGGGCGTAGAATGCGCCATGCTGCACCGTAATCCTGCAATTTCTTTTTGAATAATTCACGACAAGCGTCAACCACCTGCATATACTGTTTGTATTCCAGTCTTTCTTCTTCTTCCTTATCCATAACGATTAATCTTTAAGTGATACAAATTTACGATTAGTGTGAACTGAAAGCCCATTCCTTTAGGTATGGGATGAAAGTTTTCCCTTAAAACTATTTTTTCTTTTGGTCTTCAATGTATTTGAGAATGGTCTTTTCAGAAATATGTCCAATAGTCTCAACATAATAAGAACGAGTCCATAGTGTAGGAACCCTTTGCTTCAGGTGTGGAAATTCCGACCGGAGGATGTAAGATGTATATCCTTTCAGTTGCGATACAATATGAGCAATGGAGTCAGAAGGTGTAGCTTTAATAAACAGATGTATATGGTCTGGCATAATTTCCAGTTTTGATACGTCCCATCCGTTTTCCATTGCTTTTTCTATCAGCAGGGAATGCAGCCTTTTTTCTACTTCTCCTACAAGGAGTTTCCTTCTGTATTTCGGGCACCATATTATGTGATACGATACGTTGTAAACGCATCCTGGATTAGTTTTCCATCGGTCATCCATATTCCTTTGAAATATATTGTTATACGTTGGCAAATATAAGAAAAAATATTATATTTGCGGCATAGAGATAATAATTAATCATGCAGACACTAACCTATAAATATAAGGTTTACAAACAGAACCGCAACCATGAGAAAAGGCTGCAGGAATGGTTCAGGACGGCAGCATGGATATACAACCATGCTATTGCCCTGCATAAGCGTTATTATCGCATGTATCATAAATCCCTCTCAATATACAGGCTGCAATCTCATCTTCTCAAATTGAGAAAATCGTCATACTCACAATGGAAGATTATCGGCTCTCAGTCTGTACAGCAGATTTGTGAACGCATAAATAATGGATATAAGAATTTTTTCAACAGAACAGCCAAGCATCTTCCGACATTTAAGAATTGGAGAAAATATCGCTCTGTCACGTTCAAACAGGCAGGATATACTCTTAACGGAAATGTTCTCACAGTAAATGCTTTAAAACTCAGACTTAAATTTCACCTGTCAAGACCTGTGGACGGTAGAATTCAGACTTTAAGTGTCAAGCGTGATGCGGTTGGAGACTATTGGATTATTATGTCTGTCCGCAGAAACGAGGAATCATCGACAAGCAAACCCATGACGGGTAAGACTGCAGGGTTTGACTTTGGAATGAAGCACTTTCTGACGCAGGATAATGGAACAAGAATAGAATCTCCCCTTACACTCTTCAATCATCTGGATGAATTAAGAAGAAAAAGCAGGAATCTTTCCAAAAAGAAGAAAGGTAGCAATGGACGTAATAAAGCGAGATTATCCCTGGCAAGATTGCATAGAAAAATTTCTAACATCAGAGAAGATTTTCAGTGGAAGACTGCTATCCGTATTGTATCAGACTATGATGTAATATGTATGGAGACACTTAACATGAAGGCAATGCAGAAAGTTTGGGGAAGAAAGATAAACGACCTTTCATTCACTTCCTTTGTGTCCAAAATTTCATGGCTTTGCGCTAAATACGGGAAGAAATTTGTACAGATAGACAGATGGGAAGCATCATCGAAAATCTGTTCTTCATGTGGGTATAAGACAGAAAAAATGCCGCTTAACATCAGAAAGTGGACTTGTCCGCAATGTGGGAGAGAACACGACCGTGATATTAATGCGGCAAAAAATATTTTAAGAGTTGGGACATCAACTCTGGGAAGAGGTGGCGTAAGTCCTGCGATGCAGGTTGCCACCAATGACGCCCGAATCCCATTCCTTTAGGTGTGGGAGTATGTCAACTTCTATCTTGCAATCACGAATGACATTCGCATTCTCATCGCCAAAAGCTATCAAAATACTGCCACATCCGGGCGCCCCCCCTGCAACCATCTGACCTGTAGAACTTTATTCTGTGGCGCAAAAACTTCATGGCAGATGCCTTCTTGAAAATCACATCCTGAAACATCTTGCTGTCGCACCGGTTGAACAGAAGCGCGATGCCGTTTCCGTGCTCTGCCATACGGTTGATAAACTGCTCGATGAGCGGACGGGAGTAGGGAGGGTTGAGCCATACACGGCCAAACCACGGCTTAGAAAGTCCGTCGTCGTTCTTATTGTACATGGTGGCAGCCGTTGGCCACAGTGGAACTACCGGCGCACATGGGTCAAGGTCGAAAGGGCCAAGCGCATCGAGTATTTCTTTCGGGGTGTACCATTCGTCGGTACTGTTTGCTGACTTTTCAAATGTCGTGTTCATGATTGCAAATATATGTAAACAAATTGTTTCTAAATGTCAAAATAAAGCGTTTATTTTACGACGTAAAAATGAGGTTGCGAAAACGTAAATCTGGCATTGCAATGAAAATTTTCTGCGAATGCAATAAAAATTTTCTGTGATTGCAATGAAAAAATTCTGTCATTGCAATGAAAATTTTTCGCGCCCAGAATGACTTGTAAAGCGGATTCCGGTCTGACAAAAATCAAACCGGACTGCTTTACATATTTTAACTGATTAATATTTCTTTCCTCCGTGTTTGAATGGCCGGGATTCGTTGTATTTCATCTTCTGATCGATGAACCAGAAAATATCTATATTGCGAGAACTGCAGAAGGTGAAGATTTCATCCAGATGTCCTATTATATTAAATTGGAAAAGGTAAAGATTTTCAATTATCTTATAAACAGACTCCGTGAAAGTTAATTTTGAATATATTGAAGTTTCATATTCGGTAGGAGTGAGAAGATTAAAATCAGCATTATATACTCCAGCCATATCAAACAGCCTGATACAAGCATCGGCAAGTTCATCTTCAACCGAGTCTTTTATTCCATTTTTGAAAGCATATATAAATTCGTCATTTGAGCGCTCTATCAGATTCATATAATTCTCAAACTGGCTTCGGTCTGCATATTTCCCCAACCGATCTGCTTCTACCGCTTCCATCAGCTCGGACATTACCATGCAAAGCCAATGCTCAATACTTTTCTCTTCTTCATGCCACCCGTGATTTACCGCATTCTGATAAACTCTGTCACGGTAAGAGTTCAAGTCTATTTCGTTTATCTGTTTCATTTCTTATTTTCCTCCTTACAAAGTTCTTCATAAATCATTCTCGTACATTTCGGCAAATCCTTTATATCCCATTACTGATCATCACGATGATTGTCCGAAACATAATCCTGAATGGCACATTCGTAATCCTCAATCAAAACACCCTCATAGTATTCGTCCATATCGAGCCTGTCTATAAGATTGCTGCAATGTATGTGCGTAACAGAATCGGACACTCTGCCGTCTTCCGAAACGGTAGTCCTTTTGTATGTTTCTCCTGGATTGATAGTACCGCCACAAAGGTCGCAACGGTGCGGCACACGGGCGGTAGGGTAGATTTGTTTGAGTATTTGCATAATTATTTCTTTTTTAGATATTCTTTATTGAAATGATTTTTCCGTATCAACCAGCCTATCATAGAAACGGCACATTCTATCGGATTGTCCTCGATATGTGTCCCTACAAGACAGTCTGCTGTGGATCTTCTTATCGAAAGAACATAGTCTTCACGACGCTTTATTAATTCAGGGTGATGTGGTTTATATCCCGATTTAGGATCGGGAACTTCAAACGGCATCATATCCAATAACCGGGAAAGAATCCACGACGGAGTGAGGTTTCGATAATCTAATGCTATTTCCAAATCGTAATCATCCCTCGCTATTATCGTGTGTCCGTCTTCTTCTATGTAGCAGTCGGCAGTCTTCGGATTCAGTCCGGCTTTTAGTAACGTTTGTGATTGCTGTTCGCTGGTTGTGGGTAGTGATTTAAAGTTCATTTTTATTTTGTTTTGCGGATTCATACTGATAAAATTTATCAAGAAGTTCGTCGTACTGACTATTTCTTTTATCCATATCTTTACCCCATTCATATATTGTCTCATCAGAGAATTTTCTAAGTTCTATAAGCTCTTGCCTCTGCCTGGCAATAATGCGTAATAGCCTGCGGACTTTATAAATCTCAGTTTTCATTATGAGGTAGCCGAAGTATGCCACAAGGAATGTTAAGCATAGGAGAAAGGTTACTGTTATGATTGTAATGTTTGTTGTCATATTAATATCTTTTATTCTGTTTCTTCATCATTCTTTCTTTTGCTCTGCGTTCACGTCGGCTTGCCTTACCGTCTTTGAAACTGCAATCAATCATTGCTGGAAATTCCGGTTTGGATTCCAAAACATAAACGGGTGGAGTAGGAGAGGGAGAAGCAGAAGAGGGGCGAGCAAACCCATGTTTTTCAAGGCAGTCATTCAATATTTCTGCAAGTCTTTCTGTCTTTTCTTCATTCTCTTTTTGAATCAAATCTTGTGTTTCCTCTATGTATGGCAGATTCTCAAAATTATCAACATTGTATTCATCGGCAACCTTTTTCAATCTTTCCTTAGCCTGCTGATAATCAGAATCTGAAAGAACTCCATTGTTATATAAATTATTTAAACCAATTAAACTCCTTCTGATATGACCACGGTACATTCCCCGTACCTCTTCTATCGGTCTTTTACCGCATTTTTCTGACATTTCATCCATTTGTTCTGAGAATTTTTCAAGTTGTTCTTCTGTTAACGGTTCCGGCTTAGGTCTTGTTCTTGGTGATAGATATAAGCCTAATACTATAGAGTCGAAAGCATCATTTTCGTCTGAGAGTTCCCTGTTTAATTTTCGCCTGCAGTTGCAGCACATATTTGACATATCTTCCAGCATCTTCTGTACTTCTGGCACTTTTGGGTAATGTATGCGTTCGTTATTGTGCGGGATGCGAGGCAAACCGGATATAAGTTCCATTTCACGTTGATATGAGCTCTTGTAGTAAGCAGGCTTTGCCGTCGAGAAAACAACGGTAGGGGAGGAAGTAAATTCTCTGGACCATGCCAGAAAATTCTCTTTCCAAACTTTGTAGAGTTTATCTACTTCTTCGTCCGAAAGTTTATTTATCTCCGTATGTGGAGAAAACTTCCGAAGCAAGTCGCGTTTATATTCTTTATTCATGGGCAGAATGTTTGGTTAGCAATTTTATCCGAATATTGATTTAAATCCCGTCACTGCAAGTCCAAACATAACTATGCTTACAAAAAGTTTTAAAAGATTTATTACGAACCAAAGACCTTGAATGAAGTTTTGATTTATGTATGTAGTATTCAAAAAATCTTTAGTCCTTGAAATGGTCTTTTCGGCATAGTTTATAGTGTCGTTAAGACTTCGTCTCTTGTACAAACCTCTGGCTTCAGATATGACATAGTATGCCAAAATCATAATATAAATATACTTCATAATTTATTCCTCCTCGTCTTTAGCGTTATCGTCGTATGTGAAGTTCACTGAATCTATTTGCGCACGCGATATTTGAATTTTACTCTTTTCTGTAAACTGCATTATCTTTGAGTGTATGCGGTCGTTCTCTGATTCTGTAATCATATTATTAAAATACAGAATAGAGCGGGCATTTATCATTAAGGCGAGCCTACGTCTTAAACCGGATGTATCTGTTTCATTATTTTTATCGGATGTTTCTTCCGTCTGCTCCTCCGTTTCTTCTTCAGGTGCTTCCTTCTGCTGAGCGTCCTGTTCTTTCAGTTTCTCTATTACCATTTCCACGATTTCTCCGGCTGTGGCATTCTCTACTTTCGGGGTAAACAGTTCACTGTCTTCAATGATTAAATTAAACTCGGATTCTATATCATTGCATATTTCCAACTGCTCCATGCTGTCAAGTCCGGCATCATCGCGTAGTAAGGTGCCCGATTTTATTTTTATATCGGTATATTTCTCGATAATGCGAAACACCGCTTTTCTGATTTCATTTGTTCTCATGATTTACTGTATCTAATTCCTGCGTCGGATAAAATTCCACATATTCAGGATTCCTTTTCAGGAAATCCCTGTCTGCTGTAGTGATAACTCCGTCGGTTATCACTGTAATCTCTCCCTTGAAATCGTCTATCAGGCTGCGACGGAAACCGAGGCGTTCAAGTCCTGCAATCAGGGTGGGGGAGTTGTAGTTTATAAAAGCTTACTTTTCAAAATACGCGCCACACTTAAATCCTTTTCGTGGCTCATAGTCCTTAAACTCGCACGACTTGAATATCCACTTCTTATCTGCCCAGCTTGCCATATCCTTTTGCCATTGCGGTATCACCTGGTGAGGATTGTTCACGTCGCGGTATGGCTGGCAATGCGGATAAAACCGTCCGCCTCTCTGTTTCCAGTGATTTACGCGCCGGAAAGCTTCGTCGAAATCGTCCAGAAGAATGCAGTAGAAAAAGTATTCGCCTTTGTAACCGTTTCTCTCCAGGAGTGATATGGCTTTTTCACAATCGTCTATCTGTCCGAGAGTGTCGCAACCGAAACGGATTCGCTTTATCCATTTCACCTTTGAAAGGAGTTTGGCTATTTCGGGAGTGACCAGACGGGCATCAAGTCCCTGATTGAAATCTACCCGATATTTCCTCTTCACTATCTTTTCTATCTGACTGATACCGTAATCGCTTGCCAGCACGTTGTTATCCATGAGAATAAGATTGTTCCGGCCGTCAATGGCTATTTCTTCCACGTCCATATAAGGAACTATCTTACCTTCTTTCTCAGGAACGACGCACCATTTACAGCGGTTCGGACAGCCGCGGGTGAGAAAGCCGTATGCCACATTCTTTTCTATCGATCCATATATGCTGTAGTCCGGCTGCACGGTTTCAATTTCCTTTGGCAGACATTTCTGTATATCGTAACCTGTTCCGCCACGTTCCACCTCGTCGGCATTGATATAATATCCGTAATCGGGCGTGAAACTGAATACCTTTGCGGCATAAACTTTGTCGTAATGGCTGAAAGGTGAATACCATTCCACCGTGTCGCCAAGCTGCTTATGATATGATGATATTTTCATCAGTGCCAGGTTGGGATATGTACTGTCAACTGCCAAAAGTCCTATATTCATCACCTCCTCCAGTCTTTACTCTCAAAAATTATCTCCTTTTCATACACTACAGCCACATGGAGCTCAGCCTGACATCCCTTAGATTTATGCCAACCTTTGCACATATATATCATATCGCAGTCTATCAGAGCTTCAATATCGCGGCCCATATAGTAGGAGTATGGTTTGTCTTTCTCATCGCACACATCAAAAGGGGTAATCGCATCCATCCCATTATTAGTAAGACGGACTTTCACTTCTTCGGCACGTACCTTTACTTTCTCTATATCCTCGCCGGTAATAGGCAGACTTATGTATATTCTCTTTTTCATCAAATCCACAATTTCCTTAGTTTAAACACTCCGAAGCCGATTAACACACCATGCGACAATATCCCGACTCCTATAAGATATTTCTCCCACCAGCGCATTTTTCGCTCCACTTCCACCGTCTTGACTTCTTCCACGCTGCTGCTGCGGTTCACGGTTGTGTCTGCCACGGGAATGTACACCGTATCGCGGAGAACGTCGAAGTCTATCATCAGCTTGCCAACCGAATCGAGTTTGAACTTCAGACGCGCATTCTTGCTGCATTCCTGCTCGTACCAGTCGAGGAGGACACGTCCGTTCTCGTCGCACCGCATGAGTGCCTTTATCCTGGCCGAGTCTGCCGGCGATACTACCGGTACCACACGGTTGCGTATCACAGTGTCGCCGCGAAGGGTGATGATGCGTGTGGTGCCGGTCTGCTGTGTGCGGCATCCGAAGAACAGGGTAGCAGATAGGAGGGAGGCGGTTACTACTATCAAAGGCATTCGCTTCATGACTTCACGCCCTCCCCGGCTTCGCTGGAATTGTAGTCTTCGGGATTCACGCACACGTAATCGGCGTTCAGGTAGTCCATCTGGATATGAAGCGGCCACCAGTTGTTAAAATGTTTGGGGAATGATGCCATACCCACAGATTTAAGGTTCAGTCCTTTCAGTTCGGGGTACAGCTTTTCGTTCTTCTTCTCCATGAGCCATGCCTTCAGCTTTTCCGCTATCTCCACCGCCAGATATTTGGCGTTTGCCGCGTTCAGGTCCTCACGGTAGGGCGAGGTGGTTTGCTCCTGCTGAACGAGTATGAAGATGTTTGCCAGATAGTAGGTACCTGCTCCGCTTTCGTTGGACGATCCTTCTATCTGTGTGCTGAAAGCCACTACGGGAGTCTTGATTTTCGTCAGGCTCAGAATGACGGGCTTCAGGTCCGAAATGCTGTCGATGCGGAAGAACCGTTTGCCGGCCGCTCCTCCTTCGGGATTGTGGGACACGAGCTTGAAGTCCGTAGCCCACTGTTCTATAAGATTGTCTAATCTGTACATTAATTATATCTACTATAAAAATCTTGAAGTTTCACTGATCTCTCAAAATTCTTGCGTATGCGTTCTCTTCTCTCTTCCTGCGTCTCCGCTTTTTTCTCCGGCTTTTGTCCGCCGGCCTGCTCGATGACCGACTTCTGCGAAGCCTTGTTTATCCGGTCAATCTTATGACCCCATCGGATTGCAGCCAGCAAAGCGCCCGCATACATTTCCTTTTCTTCCTTCGTGGTGAGGAAGGAAACATCGCGTGTCATGCGCAAAGCCTTCTCCACGTCGGTCTCCTTTTCCTTCGCCACGTTTCTCATACCATATTCACGATACACTTTGATTTTCTCTGCCAGCGCGTATGCTCTCTCACGAGGTGAAAGCACCGACAAATCCTGCTCCAAAACCTGTTTCAATTCCTTAGCGTCCATCTTTCCTGTTCCAAATAACGGCAATTCGCCACTTCAAAAAATAAATGATTTTTTCACGATAACCCGGACCGCCCCGCCTTATGTAAAAAGGAATGAGATACAGTCCTGCCGATTTTTCAATGTGTAGTCTCATGTTCTATTCGTATTAAGTCCCTCATAAACGCTCGTGAAGGCCGATTCCGTCAGTATCTCGTGCGGAAAGCTGCTGTACGCAGGAGCCTTGCAGAAGAAATCGCCCGCTATGTTGAAGAAGAAATACACAGGCTTCCGTGCTTCCACGGGTACACCGGCATACTGGTTGCTGGTGAAGGGTGGGAGAGTGGGGAGGCGGTTCACGGCCTTGTACCATTCTATTGCCTGCTGGCTCTTTGATTTCAGCACGGTCACGATGCGGAACTTCTTTCCTCCCAGTTGCATGGTGATATACTCATCGTCGCGCTCCTTATCGCCGGTCAGCTTGTAACCGCACATCTGCGCGGCAGATGAAATGGTAAGACGGTGCTTTATCTCCAGCCATGTGTAGCGCTGGGAGCTGATAAGCACATCGGTACGACCCAGATGCTTTTCTGTCTCTTCTTCGGTCATCACCAGGTCTTCGCTGTCCACGTTGAGCTGATACAGTTTGTCGAGCTGACACTTCGATTCACCTTCCTTCTGGGTAATTACGTCCACCTGCTTGAAAACGGACGACTTCGGCTTTCGTTCGAAGCACATCAGCCCGATACCGCCGAATTCCGCCGTGCTGTCATGATAATATTCCGTGACTCCCATTTCCAGGGCCAGCTCTTCGGCCTTATCTTCACAGGTTATAATTGCTTCCACGAGTTTTTTCATGCTTTCCGCTCCCTCACTTCCTGCAGGGAACCGGAAATAAACGGTCTGTTTCTTTTCCATTTTGTATGTTTTAGTTTTTATTAAAAATCAAGTTTTGGTTGTTGTCTCATTTGAGCGATACGCTTCATGGCTATGTCGAAATATTTCTTTTCTTTCTCGAATCCGATGAAGTTACGCCCCGTGTCTATACATGCTAAGGCTGTAGTTCCGCTTCCCATGCAGTTGTCAAGGATAGTGTCGCCTTTGTTGGAGTAGGTGAGGACGAGGTATTTCAGGAGGGAAACGGGTTTCTGGGTGGGGTGAAAAAAAAGCCCTATTTTATGTTCCTTTGATATACTTATAATAGAAGTAGGGAATTTTTCATCGCTTTCGATAGTTTTTACTACTATATATTTACCGTAACAACTATTTGTTACAGGCGATTTAAGATTCCCATGTCCATGATTTCTTTTATGCAATTCACATTTCTCCATTTGTGGATTGTATACCGGCAAAGAATTATAGAATACGCATATATCTTCATGCTGCCGGAGAGGCATTCTGTTAGCGTTCAAAAATCCCGTTTTACCCATTTTATCCCATATCAGATTATATCTCCACATCTTCCTATTGCTTACCATTAAATCTGCAGTAAACATTCCTTGAGCAAATAGTATTATAGCTGCATTATCCTTTGTCACTCTTTTATATTCAGCCCAAAGTTCATCCATAGGTAATGGGCAATCCCACTGCGCATGTTCATTCCCTCTATTCAATACACCATACGGCAAATCACAAATAATGCAATCCACCGAACCGTCAGGAATACGCTTCATGCCTTCCATGCAATCCTCATTATATACTGTATTCAGTTCTATATTCATATTCTATCTACTCTCGTGAAATTCGGATTGTTATACTTTATTTCCAGCGCCTTACGGGCCTTTACCAGTTGTGAATAACCGTTTAAACGATTCTTCACCGATGCGAAAAACAGGTTGTGACGACTCATCTTCCGCATCCACTCCGCATCTTTTCTAAGCCCCAGTTCCGTAGCCTTACGGTTGATTGTTCTTTTCGACACACAGAACAAAGAAGCAAGCTCTTCATTCGTAGTGACGGGAAACAATTTCCTGAAATCAGCTATCATCTGCGGATTCCAGTATTTCCGCTGTAGCCCGTTACGGTATTCCACTATCTGTCGGGATTCCTTGCTGTATCTTACTCCGTCAGAACGGTCTGCATGTCTTTTTCTGTAGAGCTGCTTATTGTATTCGGAGAAGCAGGAGAGACATACTTTCCTTCCTTCCACGAAATCCTCTTTCGGCTTTGTGCATCCGCATACGCGGCAGGTCTTGTAAGGTCTGGTTAAATTCATATTCTATACGACTTTTTTCTTAAACCTGTATTCTTTTCCTATCTCATTTCCAGGTTTGAATGCTCCGGGATAACCTTTTCGCTTGTTCTCTGCCTGTGCCATTAACCTGTGTTCGTCCCATACACCTTGAATCCATTGCGGGTTTTTCTGTAAACCCATCTCACGGGCCTTGCGTATCATGGTGCGTGGAGAAACTCCTAATTCTTCTGCCAGTTCCTTATTCTTTGTTGTAGGGAAATGCTTCTGCAGGTAGCTTATCATTGAAGGAGACAAAAATATGCGTGTGGAAAGTCCATTGTGTACCATTATCCTGCCATACGATTTATGATAGAAAGTGCCGTCTTCCACCTTCAAGTTCTGCCGGTAATATTCACGCTTGTACGCCCTGTAACAATCCTTGCATTCAGAAGCAAGCGTCCCGTCAATGCGCCGGTAGAAGTCACGAAGCCATAACTTCCTTCCGCATTTGGTACATACTTTCTTTCGTTGTTTTACTTTAGAATTATCCATTTTCAGAACTGATTAAACATAATTAGGATTATATCAAACATAATTCAAAGGATTAGCAAACACATCTTTTATCTTTTCCTCCTTTAATTTTTTATGCCATTTGAAAGGTTGCTTACAGTAACTTATCCCGATGGTACATGTCGTAGCATAGAATATAATTAGCAACGGAAGCACCGGGTCACGATAATTCGACGAAAGATTTGCTGCATTGCTCGACTCTTTATAGAAACCGTATTCCAGCGCAATCTTATCTATCTTCATCTTCAGCGCTTGTGCATTTTCTTTTTTATCTGATTTCTTTTTCATACTTTCATGATTTTATTCTTTCAAAAAAGAGATAATTGAGCATCCTCACACGATTTATCGACGAACATTTTCTTGAAGATGTAATAAAGAACATCTACCACAATGCTGTTTCCGGCCATTTTGTATTGCTGCGTCTTGCTGATTCCTGACTTCTGAATATTGTCAATATCTTTTTCGGAAACTCCCATAAGACGGAAACATTCGCGAGGTGTGAGTTTACGAATTCGGTAATTTGTGAAATTGTCAATTATTTTAGGTACTCTTCCTCCTCCTTGGAAAGTATCTATATTAGGTGCTAAACCATTAATATCATAAACTCTACCTCTCTGAGGATTCTCAAAGCCTTTATCATCTAAAAAATTACCTACTTGAATAATTTTAGGCTCTGCCACAAAACAGTCCGTACTACCGCCACAGCCTGTACTTCCATGCACGGTGTTTGCTATATCTGAAAGTCGGCGACTGATAACTTTCCCTTTACTGTCCCTTGTGTATGCAACACATTTCTGTTCCATCCCCTCATAAAGACATGGAGGTTCTCCGCCAGCCGTCAACGTAGGACAAACTTTGCCATTATCTTGTACTCTACCTCTTCTCGTTAAACTTTCAGGATAAGAAGCATCAAACACTCCTCCTGTCGGAATTTCTATATATCCTTTTTTTGTTGCTTGTTTTATAATTAGTGCTTGATTTATAGGTTCTGAAATAAAACTTAAACAAGAAGAATCCACAGTCGTCTTAATTGTTCCACATATATCAGATACAGTTTGATTATAAGCATCAAGAAATTGAACTTCATGACCACTTATTTTTCCACTATCAACCAATGATGGTACTCTTTTATTCCCATATTTTTTCCCTTTTGAATTCAAATCTGTTGGTGATGATTCTAAAATTCTCGGTCCTTCTCCTTTATTTGTTGTCAAGATAGGACACAAGCCGTTTGAATCGAACACGTTTCCATTCATTCCATGACCTGAAGGATTTGTATTTCCTACAACATAAACGTAATTATCGCAATCCCTTGAACCGGCATTAGTCAAAATACTTGATGCGATAACATCACCCATTGTAGGCTCAAACTTAAACCCGTTTCCTTTAGCCTTGTTCTTCTCGTCTCTTGTAAGAAATGTCTTTACAATCTTCTCGCTCAAATAAAAACTTTCATCAACATCCTTTTCAAGAACATCTTTCAGCCTTTTCTCCAGAGTGAAAGGTTTCGGAAAGTGGAACGAAGCCTCGCCCAATATCGACACCATAAAGACACGTTCCCTGTTTTGCGGTACTCCGAAGTCCTTTGCGTTGAGAACTTTCGTATAATTGCTGTAGCCCTGTCCTTCAAGAAATCTGAGCCATTCTTTCAGGTACGGGGTAAACTTCTTCGATATGAGGTTCTTCACGTTCTCCATGAGCAGATACTTCGGACGTTTCGCCTCTATTGCTTTACGACATTCCCAAAGCAGACTGCTTCGTGTACCGCTACCCTCTGCAAGCCCTTTCTGCTGTCCGGCTGTGCTTATATCGGTACAAGGGAATGAGTATGTCAGAAAATCGAAGTCAGAAACACTGCTCCAGTCTATCTTTGATATGTCGCCATAATTAGAGGTGTCGCCATGCACGGCCATATAAGCCTGAATAGCGTGCTTGTCTATCTCGCTTATGCCGACCACCTCAAAGTCTATGCCGAGCCTGCGCAATGCCATAGACTGCGAACCGTAACCTGCAAATGCTTCAAAAACCTTTATCATCTTTATCTGTCGTATTTTTATCTGTAAAACCTGAAGTGAGAATGCGTACCTTTCGGACGGACATTCCTGTTGAATTTTGTGTGCTGACGGCCGACGGATTTCATCACGCGGAAAAGGTCTCCCTCAAAGCGTCGGTAATATGGAGCACTGGACAGAACTTTATGTTTCCCTCCGCGACTTATCCCCAGAATTTTCATAAGCTTCCTGATCTCCGTACAGCGAACGCTGCACGTGATTGAATACTCTTTTAATGAACGGCATTCTTCATCAACAGCCCTATAGCTATCGGAAGTAGTCGGGCCCACTTTATCCGTTTCATCATAAGGTGACAAGGCTATCGGATTTTTCTGTGTATTAATCTCCACCAGCTCGCCATCTTCCTTTGCCACATATATCTTAGCAGTAAGACCAACGAAAGTCCCTGTATATTCTGTTTTATCTTCCGTCATAAATTCTATCTGTTCTTTTGCTCAAAATGATTTCTTTTCTTTACCATTTTGGGATAGATTCTTTAATTTTTTGGCAAAGTTATCTATAATTTACCGCTATATTGTAAAGATTCTTATGTTTTTGAGCATGAGAGAGAATGATTGTAGTAAAATTTAAGATTTTTACAAAGATTCTTTACCACTTTGAGCGTAAAAATGGATGATAACTGCATAAAAAATCAGCACAGTTCTGAACATAGAATGCTCTCGGCTGTGCTGAAACAAGTCATGGAAAACAAAATTTTACTTTATTTCTGCATCTTCACGTAAATATTTTTTGTCAATAAATCCTTTCTGAATAAGCCAGATTATGATACTTATCATTCCACTTACGTAATCTCCATTGCACCGGACTAATATCAGATTACTTATGTGTTCTCCATTCTCCTCATGGGAATAAGCTATAAAATCTCCACTAATGTGGAACAGATAGTCATTAAATGTTCCTTGCGGCGTAATGATACATTTCGGAACGAGCGCAATCAGCCGGGCCAGTGACCATCGGAGCTGTGCGACTTTCTCCTGTTCGGGAAGCAGAGGAGAGGGCTTGTCGAGAATGATGTATTTTCCGCCGACATACATCACATCGCATGTGTCAGTGGACAGCCCCCGCAATGCAAGGCGCATGGATTGAAAGATATCCGTGACGCTTTTTGAGTTTTTCCAAAGCTCTTCATAATCTGTTCTTTTTTCAACTGGCTTCGGAGGCTTGGGCGGAGGTGGTATCTTAGCCCATGCCGCTTCCCTGAAATGTCCACACCTTGCACATCTATATCCACCGAGCGCCATCTGGTATCTGTGACCTAATATCCGGCACCAAATATTCTTTTTACTCATGAAGGTATCCTTTTAAGTTCAACGAAGATATAAGGCAGCTTCTTCTCCTAAATCATGGAAAGCACGTAAACAAGAAAGAGTCATATATGCACTTCCTCCCGTATGGTCCTGACGAAACATTATCGCTTTACAGTTTTCAAATCTCTCGTTCTTTGGAATATCCCGATTCAGCTCTTGTATAAGTTCAAGGACACACTTTAATTCAAATCCGCGATACAAATCCTTCGTCCTGATATTCACGCACTCGTCCCATTTATCAAGATATTTATCATCTATCACGCCACGGGCATTGCTTTTCAATTCTCTTCTCCACTTCGGCAAAGATGCCAAATAACGTCTGAATGATTCTTTAATCTTTCTCTGACTGTCACGCATCATCTTATCAAATGCACGTCTGTTTCTGTGAGTAACCTTCATGTAAGTTGCATTCCAGCTATCATAAGAATACAATATCTGATCATTAAAGTTTACAAAGCAAACTTCGCCTGTGCGACGAGAATAATCTTTCATAAGTCTGTAAGCATCACCTATGCTCTGACCTCCATACATTTTTAATTCTTTCATATCTTCAAATTCATTTACGTTTCTTTTCTATTTTCCTGAACTACAAATACTCGTTCATTGCCCGATCGAAGAGGGAGAGCATTTCTTCTTTCTTCTCCTCCGGGATATAGCCATCATCGATAAGCTGCTGAAGGATGCAGCCGGTCAGCTCGCGGCCTTTGGATACTGTCTTATGCAGGCTTTTCACCGCCACCACGTACGATGACGGGAAAAGCTGGTCTGCGCGAAAAAGTTTTATCATCTTTCGGAGAGTTTTACGACACTCATATCTTCAGGTCATTTATAAGTTTCTTGATGTCGTTGTCGAGGTTATCGGCTGCCTGGTTCATTCCGTAGCTGCGGAAGATGTCGCGCATCTTCGTAAGTTGTTCGATGTAGCGGAAGTGAAGCATGAGGGATTCAAACTTTGTTTTTCTTCGCTGTTCGCGTATGGCGATAAATGAGTAGATGAATATTGCTATTCCGAGCAAAGCCCATATTACGTTTAAGATGAATTGTGTTGTTATCATTGTTTGTCCTCCTTAATGTTTTTAATAATTCGTAAATAATAATATCACTTAGTCATGCAAGTTATTTTAAAAATGTTGTCATTTGAACAAAAACTACACATTGAAGTGAACGGAGAATAAACTCTTCCGCACTTAGGACATATCCAACCTTGCTGACCAAATATTCCTGTATTTTGAATTGCTGAATTATCCTTTTCTTCCCTTGCCATTCTCACAGCTTCCAAGGCGGTTTCTTCTGATACAGTATAACAAAGCTGTCCTCCTGGGTAATCTTCACGTCTTTTTGATTTTATATATTCTTCTGGTGTCATTTTTTTAGTCTTCCTTTGATTTTGGTTTATACTCGTCTGTTTCTTCGTCATATTCATAGCAATCAGGGCAGTAATATTTTCCGTCTATTTCAGTCCAACCGGCTTCTTCTGCATCTTCAAAAGCCCGACTTCCATCTGTCCAAGCTACATATCCTAAATTCTCGTTTACATGTGTTTTGCTACATCTGTCGCATACACATGCGTACATATCTACTTTCTGTATCATTTCCTTTTCTCCTTAGTTTTTTATATTATACAAACATCCACGGCATTATCCGTTTCAAATCACGGAAATTGGGAGCATACGATTTATATTTGTCCGTTGCTTCCACGAGTCGGAACCGGGTGTTATCGTATGTAGTACAGCAATATTCGGTAAGGTAAACACCTCGTTCTCCGTTTACACAATAACGGCCTTTCGATTCCTTCACATTGCTTGCATCTGTTTCAACCGTAATGCAGACATCGAAATCTACAATACCTGACAGCCTGTGTTTGGCTTTCTCAGGGTCTTCCGTGAACCAGCAAAAGCCGACGGATGTAGACGCCTTTCCGCGGGTTTTGCTGTGATCCTTATTGTTTACAAGCTGGTCTCCACGATTATAGCTGTCAAATTCTTCCTGGGAACAAAATCTGTGTAGTATCATGTGTCAGTCCTCCTAAATCAAATCACAGTTTTCACATCTTACCCATTAAATGCCTATTTCAACATGTCCGCACTCTTCACATTCTATTTCTCCAGATTCAATCCCGATAAGATTTTCTTCAAAATCAACAGAAACCAAATCTCTTATTTCGCCCTTGTATCTCACCTTCATTCCTGCATGAAATCCGGTTTGACTAAATTCTTCTATTGTCATATTCCATCCACAATTTTAAAGATGACATTCTTATTATCTTTTCTTTCCCGGCACAATCCCACAAGACTGTACAATTTGCCATAACAATCAGCAAAAACGTCAAGGTCGCATCCAGTACATGAAGGGGGATTTGATGCTTCTACTACTTTCAGTTTGAGAAGTCCGCACTGAAATACCTCACCGATTTTAAATTCTCCGTTAAACATAGTATGTTTGTTTAGGCTGTATAACTATTTATCGCTTCCTGCAACAATTTCGCCCTCATAACTATCTGTTTAGCACGGCTTCTTAGTGTGGCTTTATTACCTCGAAGATGTAAAGCCCAATAACTTTGATCCATTTCGCCTAAGTTTTCCAGATCTTCACATAATTGATTAAAAACTGTTGCAATATTTTTTGTAGTCCTCAAATCCGCAACTAAGCTCTTCAGCGTCCTTCTTGCGTCTAAACGTCCTCTCATCACTGAATTAGCAGATAAATTGAGGCTGAAATACCCACTTCTGCCCACAATATCCCCTTGCCCCACTATGCGACTTGAGGCAATACGCAGTATCATACCCATAAGTTGTAGGCGTTATCCAAAATCAGTCTGAAAAATATCTGCGTAAGCATTATTACAGGTATAGATATTCAGCACATACCGCCTTGATGTTCTGATCCACTTGGCTGGTACAGAGACAAACCTGAAGACAAACGCTTTTATGCGACTTGTTGCATTGAGTCCGAACCTCTTTACGTCAAGTCTGTGGATAATGGCCTTGTAGAAATTACGGATAAGTGCCGTAAGAAGAAGGAACACAGTGTTCTCTGCCATGAAGGATTTGGGCAATCTGTCCCACCCGAAACCATTGTTCATATCATCGAAGATACGTTCCTTTCCTCCACGAAGGTTATAGAACTCGACAATTTCTCTTGTGGAAGATTCATAGTCGTTAGTCAGGATACAACGGTATGTGTATTCTCCTTCCCAAAGATCCAGCACACCGTCCATCCGTTTCTGTCTTTGAATCACAAGTCGGTATGCTTTACCCTTCCACTTCTCAACAAGAATAGAGTTCAATTCGAACTCAATGCCATTGATTTCCTCAGTCTTCCAGCCTCTAAGAGCAAAGATGTCATTGTAGAGCGAACTGCAGCGGTTTGCGCGGATATAGAAGGATTTGCTGTGTTTCTCTATTTCCTCCACGATTTCCTCGGAACATGATCCACAATCAGCTCTGAAACGATTGATTGTAAGTCCGTTCTGCTCAAATCTCTCAAAGAATCTCTTCAGCGTGTCCTTCTGATGAAAACGAACGTTGGTGTTACCATCGCTATTCTCAATGCCAACAATCAAGTCGTCAATAACCGCCACGCCAGGGCGATAACCAAGGAACTTCTTGTATGTAGGCTTTGCATCATACTTCTCAGTCTCTATGAACTGATGGTCGAAATCAACATCATACATCTCGCCCTCATTCAGTTGGCCGGATGCAAACATACAATTGAGCAGTAAGGTATTGAGTGTGTCAGCCGTGTTGAAATCGTAGTTCTTACCCGTATCTGATGTGTATGAGATGT